ACCCTAGCGTTACGCACATCATGCGCAAAACAGAAAATGAACTGCGCAAACTACAAGTTGCCGGCTTTTATGCCGACATTGACTTGGGTGAACCCAACAATACCATTGATGAAGTAGAGAAAAAGATAGCCGAGAAGATGGGTTTCCGCGCCCAGACGGATGATCGCTACAAAATCCTGGAGATGAATGTAAATTTGGACCTTGAAGGGTTTGAAGATACAGACAAACATGGAGAAGAGACTGGAATTGCCCTGCCTTATATCGTTACGATTGAAAAAGGCAGCAATAAATGTCTGGCCATCCGCCGCAACTGGAACCAAGACGATAAGTTAAAGGCAAAACGCCAGCATTTTGTTCATTACGGCTATATCCCTGGCTTTGGCTTCTATTGTTTTGGCCTTATCCACCTTATTGGAGCATTTGCCAAGTCTGGGACCTCCATTCTTCGCCAATTAGTAGATGCCGGCACGCTTGCAAACCTACCGGGAGGCTTTAAGACACGCGGCCTACGTGTAAAGGGCGACGATACCCCCATCGGACCAGCCGAGTGGAGGGATGTTGACGTACCCAGCGGGACAATTGCCGAGAATATCATGGCTCTTCCTTACAAGGAACCAAGCCAAGTGCTGGCAATGTTGCTTGACAAGATCGTTGAGGAGGGTCGTAAGTTTGCGTCCGCTGCTGATATACAAGTTGCAGACATGTCGGCCAACTCTCCCGTCGGCACTACCCTGGCTATCCTTGAGCGCCAGTTAAAAGTGATGACTGCTGTGCAGGCGCGTATTCATTACTCGTTCAAGCAAGAGTTAATATTGTTGCGCGACATTATTAGGGACTACACCCCTGATGAATACAACTATGAGCCAGAAGAAGGCTCGCCCAAAGCCAAGAAATCTGACTATGACTTAGTTACAGTTATTCCTGTCTCCGATCCTAACGCCGCAACGATGGCGCAAAAGATTGTGCAGTATCAGGCGGTCATTCAACTGGCTCAGCAAGCTCCGCAGATATATGACCTACCGCAGCTTCATCGACAGATGCTAGATGTGCTGGGCATTAAGAATGCAGAGAAGCTGGTTCCCCTTCCTGATGATGAGATGCCCATTGATCCTATTAGTGAGAACATGAATGCTTTGAATGGCAAGCCGCTCAAGGCGTTTATCACTCAGGACCAGCAGGCTCATATTGCAGCGCACCAAATGTTCATGCAAGATCCTCTTGTGATGAAGACCATCGGCCAGAACCCACAGGCCAATATGATTATGGCTGCATTGCAATCTCATATTGCAGATCACCTTGGCTTCCACTATCGCACAATGATAGAGAAGCAAATGGGTGTACCTCTGCCGCCGCCTAATGAGCCATTACCAGATGATGTTGAAGTCCAACTATCACGGCTGGTTGCCCAAGCAAGCGCACAAGTCATGCAAGCAAATACTGCCGAAGCTCAACAAGAACAAAATCAACAGATGGCTCAAGATCCACTTGTACAAATCCAGCAGCAAGAGATGCAGATTAAGGGTGCGGAACAACAACGCAAACAACAGAAAGACCAGACTGATGCTCAGCTAAAAGCTTCTCAGCAACAGATTGAACGTGAGCGCATCCAAACTCAAAAACAAATTGACATGACTAGGATTCAAGTTGATGCAGCAAAATCACAGCAAACGTTGGATGCTAATAGTAAATTAGAGCAGCAGCGAATGATAAGTAACATTATTGGACGTAAACAATGATTGACAACTATCTACAACATCTATCCAAAAAGATAGATGACAAAGTATCCCAACTCCAAGAGTTTCTAGCGGATGGCAACGCTAGTGATTATGCGGAGTACAAGAAGGCGTGTGGCGAGGTTAAAGGTCTGCTCACTGCGCGCTTATTTATCTCAGACCTACAGGAAAGATTAAAAACCCATGACGATGAGTGAAGGAAATGTAGACTTGATCAAAGCTGTGGACTTGTCTCAAATACTGAACAAGGTCCCAGAACAAAAAGCTAAGCAGCTACCAAAGCCAGCTGGCTACCGCATTTTGTGCGCAATTCCAGAAGTGGAAAAAGAATACGAAAGTGAACTTGGATTACTTAAATCTGATGAAGCCATTCGTAACGAAGAGCTACTAACAACGGTATTGTTCGTTGTGGACCTAGGGCCGGATTGCTATAAAGATGCATCCCGATTCCCCTCTGGCCCATACTGCAAAGCAGGAGACTTTATCCTGGTTAGGCCACACGCAGGAACCCGGCTAATCATTCACGGCAAAGAGTTTCGTGTAATTAACGACGACTCAGTTGAGGGTGTAGTTGAAGATCCACGCGGTATCCGCCGCAAATAAGGAGCCAATATGTCTGATTACAAATTTCCTGATGAGCAGGATGACCCAAAAGATCTTGACGATGAAATCATCGTTGAGGTAGAAGATAAAACTCCTGCTGAAGATCGAAATAAAGTGCCCTTACCTGAGAAGATTAAGGAAGAGCTTTATAACGATGAGCTAGAGGATTACTCTACCAAAGTTAAAAAGAAACTTCTTCAAATGAAGAAGCTTGCGCATGACGAGCGCAGGGAAAAGGATGCGGCTATTCGTGAGCAAAACGAGGCCGTTGAGTTTGCTAAACGGTTAATGGATGAGAACAAAAGACTCAAGTCCAACCTGAATAGCAGCGAAAAAAATGTGCTTCTTTCGGTCACCAAGACTGTGGAAATGGAGCTTGATTCTGCCAAGAAAGCCTATCGGGAAGCTTACGACTCAGGTGATACCGATAAGGTAATGGAGGCCCAAGAGCGTCTTACAGAAGCAACACTTAAGGTTGATAAAGTAAGAAATTTCCGGCCACAGCCTGTTGAAGATGAAGAAACTGTGGTACAACCGCCACAACCCCGTATCCAGGAGGCTTCAAAAGATCCTTCAGCGGTTGCTTGGCAACAAGAAAACCCTTGGTTTGGGGAAGATGAGGAAATGACTAGCTTGGCTCTGGGTCTTCACGAGAAGATGCGGCGCGAGGGAGTTAGGATCTCATCGCAAGAGTATTACAATCGGCTAAATACAACAATCCGTAAGCGCTTCCCAGAGAGATTTGAGAACGCAGAGGAACAAGATGACCGGCCCAGCCGGAAAAGCTCGGTGGTTGCACCAGCTACACGGACTACGTCCGCAAAACGAGTTAGGTTAACCCCTGGTGAACTTAACTTGGCAAAGAAGTTTAACTTAACACCGGAGCAATTTGCTGCGGAAAAAATCAAATTGGAGGCCTAATATGGCTGAAAACAGAAAACCGCGTGAGCTTGAGGAACGACTGATGACTGAGCGCCCTAAGCAGTGGGCACCGGCTGAATTACTTCCTGAACCAGACAAGCAACCTGGGTACAAATATCGTTGGGTGCGTGTTTCAACTTTGAATACAGCTGACCCCCGTAATCTCTCGGCCAAACTCCGTGAGCATTGGGAGCCAGTTACAGTTGATGAACAACCCAAATTCCGACTGTTAGCCGACCCCAATAGTCGCTTTAAAGAGAATATTGAGATTGGCGGGTTATTGCTTTGCAAGACTCCTGAAGAGTTTGTTGAACAACGTAATGCTTACTTTAATCGACATACAGTAGCTCAGATGGAAGCTGTAGACAATACCCTTATGCGTCAAAGCGATGCGCGGATGCCGCTCTTTAAAGAGAGCAAGTCTTCGAGTAGCTTTGGAAAAGGTATTTAATTTTTAGGAGTCCTTTATGGCTTATCCGGTTATTAGCGCCCCTTACGGGCTAAAGCCGATCAACTTGATCGGAGGTCAGGTATTTGCGGGTTCTACCCGTGATTACCCGATCACTAACGGTTACAGCACAGCAATTTTCTACGGTGATTATGTAGGATTGTCTCGTGGTGAAATCGTGCGTTTGTCTGTGTCTACTGGCACGGCTGGCAATCAAACAGGTATCTTTTTGGGATGCCGCTACACCAACCCCGTCACTAAACAGTTGACCTTCTCGCAATACTGGCCCGCATCTACTGCGGCTGGTGATGCAGTAGCTATTGTTGCTGACGATCCTGACCAAGTGTTCAAGGGTGTTGTTTGTTCTGCTACTACCGCTGTTGCTTCTGGCGCCCGTGCAATGATCGGCCAAAACTTGGCTATGATCAATAACACAGGTAGCACTGCAACTGGTAACTCCAAGAACGCGATCTTGGCCCCTAGCGATACGCCTGCCACCACTTCGTCCTTGCCCGTTCGCGTGCTTGGCTTGGTGCCTGACACGGCTGTTAGTTTGGGAACCGTGACCTATACCAGCATCTCTACCGCTACAGTTACTTGCTCGGCTTTGCCGTTTGCATTACCTGTTGGTACTGACGTTGGTTCGCTGGATTCAAACGGTCAATACGTTTCTTCCGGTTCGTTTGTTGACACCGCTGCTGCTGCCGGTGCTACATCGTTTATCCTGAATCAGGCCCCTGTTGCTACATTGAACACAACTATTGTGTTGATGCAGTACCCAGAGATTCTGGTTAAGATCAACTTTGGTCAGCACCAGTATTACGCTGGCACCAGCATTGCCTAAGGAGTAACTCAAAATGGCTATTTCACGCGCACAACTACTTAAAGAGTTGCTTCCTGGGCTTAACGCCTTGTTCGGTCTGCAATATAAGACCTACGATCAAGAACACGACGAGATCTACGAAACAGAGACCTCTGAGCGTTCTTTTGAAGAGGAAACTAAACTGTCTGGCTTCTCTGCTGCACCTGTTAAAAACGAGGGCTCCGCTCTTGCTTATGACAATGCTCAAGAGGCATGGACTGCACGCTACAACCACGAAACCATTGCTTTGGGCTTCAGCTTGACTGAAGAGGCTATTGAGGACAACCTCTATGACTCTTTGTCGGCTCGCTACACCAAAGGTCTGGCTCGCGCTATGGCGTACACCAAGCAGGTTAAAGCTGCTGCTGTTCTAAATAACGGTTTCTCCTCGGCTTATGTCGGCGGTGACGGCGTTTCTCTGTTCAACAGCGCTCACCCCCTGGTGTCTGGTGGTACTAACAGCAACATTCCTGCGACCGCAGCTGACTTGAATGAGACTTCGTTGGAAAACGCAGTTATTCAAATCTCTCTGTGGACGGATGAGCGTGGCCTGTTGATCGCTGCTAAGCCAAAGAAGCTGATTGTTCCTCCGGCTCTGCAATTCGTTGCCACCCGTCTGTTGGAAACCGAACTCCGCGTCGGCACCACTGACAACGATATCAATGCGTTGAAGAACAATGGTTCTATCCCTGGCGGTTACACAATTAACCACTTCTTGACCGACAGCAACGGCTGGTATTTGACCACCGACGTTCCTAACGGCATGAAGCACTTTGTGCGTAGCCCGCTATCGACTGGCATGGACGGTGACTTTGACACCGGAAACGTCCGTTACAAGGCCCGCGAACGTTATTCGTTCGGCTGGTCTGACCCCCTGGGTATGTACGGTTCCGCTGGAGCGTAATCAGTAAGAGAGGGTTAACTATCCTCCCACTAGGGCTCCTTCGGGAGCCCTTTTTATTTGTTGCTAACCAACTAAAACCATGATATATTGCAGCTAATCCGGGCTTTCCGGTGCATCAAACTGTCCCGGCAGACGACATACCGATTGATGCACTTCACTTGTATGTAAGGAACTCATCATGGGATTCGCAACTCACCTCGGTCCTTGGCTGCTTGGCACGGTTAAAAACACCACCGGCACTACCGTTGGAACCATCCGTAATATGGGCGCAACTGTTGTCGCTCAGACCGCCACAACCACCGTCAACGACACAACGGCTGTTACAGAATTTGTCTTGCCTGCTGGCGCACAAATCATAGAATTTTTTGTGGACATTACCACCGCTTACGCTGGTACAACTGGTAATACCATCACTATTCAAACCGCCGCTGGTAACTCTTTGGCTACCGTTGGTGGTGCTACAACTACACCTTTGGCTGTGGGTCGTGCAACTGTATCTGTTACGGGCGCACAGATTGGTACGTATCTAAATGTTGGCTCAACTGATTTAGTTGTTCAGGCAGTTTACGCTTGCGCCGGTACAGCCAGCGGCGGTGCTGCTACGCTTACATGCGTGTACATCGTCAAAGGTTCTGATGGCGTTGCTAATCCTGCTTCTGCTTAATTAATCTCAGGGGCTTCGGCCCTTGTTCTAAAGGAGATTGATTATGGGCATGCAAACTGATGTACTAGCGGTTCACAGAGAAACTACAGGCACAGTAGTGTCGGGACGTAACAGAGTTAAGGGTCTGATTGTTACGCCCGGTGGCACTGCGGGAGACATTATTCTTAGAGATGGCGGTGCTTCCGGCACAGTCCGTCTTCAGTTTAATTTGTCTACCAACCAATCCGCATTTTCTGTTTTAGTGCCGGGTGAGGGAGTTTTGTATCTAACTGATATACACGTAACCTTACCCACAGCTTCAAAAATCACGGTGTTCTATGGCTAAAAAAGGCCCGGTTCTCTCTGTAGGCCGGGGCGAGAAGCTGCCGATCTCCAAGGGGGCGGGCTTGACTGCTAAAGGCCGTGCCAAGTACAACGCGGCAACAGGGTCTAACCTTAAGGCTCCGCAGCCCGAAGGTGGCCCCCGTAAGAAATCGTTCTGCGCTCGTATGTCGGGTATGCCCGGGCCAATGAAAGACGAGAAGGGCAAACCAACCCGGAAAGCCGCTTCACTTGCAAGATGGAAATGTTAGATTTAAACACCGCTTGGTCTGCCATCTTGTCCTTAGTGATTGGATTGTTAGGCTACATAATGAATGAAAAGTTCAGGGAACTGGCTCGTATTACGATCTTGCTGAATAAAACTCGTGAGGAGGTTGCCCGTGATAACGTTACTCAAGCAGAAGTGGATCGAATTACGAATCACATTGACCAGCGCTTTAACAAACTTGAAGCAAAGATTGACCAGCTTATTCAAGCGGGGCGATGATGCCCAGCACAAGTAAGAAGCAACACAATTTCATGGCGGCTGTGGCTAACAACCCAAAGTTTGCCAAGAAGGTAGGAGTCCCACAGTCCGTGGGTAAAGACTTTAACGATGCCGACAAAGGCAAATTTTCTAAAGGTGGTGATACTATGGCTAAGATGAATGCAGGCATGATGGCAATGATGGCTAAGAAAAAAGATGCAGCAAAAGGAATGCCCATGAAGAAAATGGCTCAAGGCGGCTCGGCTTCTTCCCGCGCTGATGGCGTTGCCACAAAAGGCAAGACCAAAGGCACTATGATTAAAATGAACAAGGGCGGCATGGCCTGCTAAGGAGTATTAAAATGATTGATGATGAATTAGAAAACGCTAATAAATCTGAAGATTTATCTCCAGTTGGCCCTAAACCATCTTCTTTTAAAGAAGCTTTTGCTGCTGCCCGTGGTAGTGGCGATAAAACTTTTAGTTACAAAGGCAAGTTGTACACCACTGAATTAGCTAGTTCAGCACCTAAAAAATCATCTCCTGCGTCTATGCGCCAAGAGCAAGCGGCTCCAACCAGCGCTTCCTCAATGACTAGTAACCGTAATAATGCTTCCGATATGTCTGTAAATGAACGCATAAAGAAATCATTAGCAAGCGCACGAGAAGGATCCGGCCCTACTGATTCTCGTTCAGTAAATCAACGTATCAAAGAATCTTTGGGCATGAAAAAAGGCGGAACAGTCAAAAAAATGGCTTCTGGTGGCTCAGTAAATTCAGCATCTAAACGTGGTGATGGTATTGCCCAACGCGGTAAGACCAAAGGCAGAATGTGTTAAATCATGGCTAAAAATTACGAATACCCAGACTCTACTCCGGTAGATGAGCCGGTAGCTAAAAAGCCTAAGCCGGCCCCCAAGCCTAAACCTAAGCCACCAATCTACCCGGATTCAATCCCTGTAGATGAGCCGGTGAAGAAGATGGCTAAAGGTGGTTCTGCATCTAGTCGTGCCGATGGTATTGCTACTAAAGGCAAGACCCGTGGCAAAATTTGCTAGGAGATTAGCATGATGGCAAGTCGAGGGATGGGAGCTATTTCTCAATCCAAAATGCCTAAAGGTGCGCGTAAGGCCCGCCGGGATAACACTGACTTTACCGAATACGCTAAAGGTGGAGAAGTATGGGATAAACCTAGGCCTAAAAATTTAGGTGCTTCCAAAAAGCTAAGCCCCGCAAAAAAAGCTGCCGCTAAAGCCTCTGCAAAAAAAGCCGGCAGACCTTATCCAAACCTTATTGATAATATGAAGGCTTCGTAATGTCCACCACCGGAACCACAGCCTTTAACTTAGAGTTTACAGAACTTGCTGAAGAGGCTTGGGAGCGGGCTGGGCGCGAGATGCGTTCTGGCTATGATTTACGTACAGCGCGTAGGTCATTGAACTTAATGACCATTGAGTGGCAAAACCGTGGCATCAACATGTGGACCATTGAAACGGGCACAATTACGTTAACCCAGGGTCTAAACACATATGCTTTGCCTACAGACACAATTGATTTGCTAGACCATGTGATCCGTACCCAGCCTAATGTTGCGTCCACCCAAGCTGATTTAAGCATCACCAGGATTAGCGTATCTACGTATGCAACCATCCCCAATAAACTGGCTCAAGGACGCCCAATTCAAGTATGGATTCAGCGTTTGTCAGGTGAAGTTGGTCCTACTGTTGCTACCTTAAACGGCGCTATTACAGCTACGACAGACTCAATTGTGTTGAGTACGGTTGTCGGCTTAGCTGGATCTGGCTATATCCGCCTGGATAGCGAAGACATCTATTACACGTACATATCAGGGAATACCCTAGGTGGAGTGTTTCGCGGCCAGAACAACACAACCGCAGCACCGCACACAACATTAACTGCTGTTAATGTTCCTCAGTTACCGGCTGTTACAGTATGGCCTACTCCTGATGGATCGCAGACTTATCAGTTTGTTTACTACAGGCTGCGTCGGGTCCAAGATGCTGGCCGTGGCGTTGAAACGGCCGACATGAATTTTAGGTTTTTGCCTTGCGTAGTAGCGGGCTTGGCGTACTACATAGCCATGAAAGTTCCTGAACTTATGGGCCGGCTAGACATGCTAAAGGCAGTTTACGAAGAGCAATTTAAGCTTGCTGCCGGCGAGGACCGTGAAAAAGCTACACTACGCTTAGCTCCACGTATGTCATATATTGGTGGAGGTGGGATGTAATGACTTCACCATATGCATCTGGCAAATATTCAATTGCCGAATGTGATCGGTGCGGCCAGCGTTTTAAGTTAAAACAATTGAAAGTTGAGGTCATTAAGACTAAACTATACCAATTGAAAGTTTGTCAAGAATGTTGGGACCCTGATCAGCCGCAGTTACAGCTTGGGATGTATCCTGTTAATGATCCCCAGGCCGTATACCAGCCACGCCCGGATACAACTTATGTTGCTGCCGGCTTGAATGGATTGCAGTTAACAAATGGGGATCAAGGAACGCCAACTGGAGGTTCTAGAGACATTCAGTGGGGATGGTATCCTGTTGGTGGGTCTAGAGGGTTTGATTCGGTTTTAACGCCTAATTACTTGGTTATGAACACAAGTATTGGCACAGTAACAGTAACGGTTTCATAGGAGTTTATGATGGCTAAAGAAAAAATGGATATGGCGCAAGATAAGGCTATGATCAAGAAGGCGTTCAAGCAGCATGACGCTCAAGAACACAAAGGCGGTAAAGGAACTACTCTTAAGCTAAAAAAGGGTGGACCTACTAGCCTGGACCGTAAGAAGTACGGCAAAAATCTGTCCCGTGCAATGAATCAAAAGGGGTAAGTTATGGCATACACAATGAAAAAGGGCGGCAAAGAAGTCGGCCCAGCTAGTGTTTACGCAAAGCCCCACACCATGTCTGGCGGCTCTGTTGAATTTACCAGTGTTACGCCTCCTAACATGAGCGATCCTGCCAACATGAATATGTCTTTAAACGACTACAGCAATAAACGTCCTCCGGCTGCAAAGACTAGCGGCATCAAAGTGCGTGGTACTGGTGCGGCTACCAAAGGTGTTATGGCCAGGGGTCCAATGGCATGAACTACGCTGAGCTTGTAGTTGCAATCTCTGATTACACAGAGAACACCTTTCAAACGGTGGATATGGATCTGTTTATTAAACAGGCAGAGCAGCGCATCTATAACTCAGTTCAGTTTCCATCTATTCGTAAAAATGTTACTGGCTCTACTTCTGCCAATAACAAATATTTAGCATGTCCTAGCGACTTTTTGGCTCCGTACTCTATAGCTGTAATTGATGCTACTGGGTCATATGAATTTTTGTTAAACAAAGATGTTAACTTTATTCGTCAGGCGTATCCAAAACCAACTAGCACTGGGATTCCAAAACATTACGCTCTGTTTGGAACTCAAAGCAATGACGAAAATGAACTTTCTTTTATTCTTGGGCCAACTCCTGACACCACGTATAGCGTAGAGTTACATTATTACTATTACCCACAATCTATTGTTACCGCTGGTACTACTTGGTTGGGAGATAATTTTGATTCTGTTTTATTGTATGGGTCAATAATTGAAGCTTACACTTTCTTGAAAGGCGAAGCAGATATGATGGTTGCATACAATAAAAAATATGTAGAAGCATTAGCCCTGGCTAAACGCCTTGGAGATGGAATGGAGCGTCAAGACGCATATCGTAGTGGCCAAGTTAGAGTTGAGGTTAACTAATGTCTATTGCTCAAACAGCAACAACAAGTTTCAAAGTTCAACTGCTTCAGGCAGTACACAACTTTGGCCCAACATCACCAAATACATTCAAGATAGCTTTGTACACAGGTGCTGCAAACATTGGATCTACTACTACTGCGTACACCACAAGTAATGAGTTGGTGGGTACGGGGTACACGGCGGGCGGAAACACTTTGGTGATTTCAACTTCTCCGACTTCAGGCACTAATAACAGCAACATTCCTACGGCGTACATTTCGTTCAACAACACAAGCTGGACAAATGCCACGTTTACATGCCGTGGTGCATTGATCTATAACTCAACTGTTTCTGGCAATCCATCTGTTGCTGTGCTGGACTTTGGTTCAGACAAGACCGTGAACAACGACACGTTCCAGATCATCTTCCCAACCCCCGATGCCAACAGCGCCATTGTGCGTATTTCTTAAGGATTCATCATGGAATACAGTTCAGCAAAAGACCAAGTTTCCGCTGGTCTCATTACAAATCCCGTAGCTGGCGATATGGTTGGCGCTGGCGGTGTGTACACGGTTGAGTGCGTAGGCCCGGACGGTCAGGTTAAATGGACGGACTCTGCCCACAACCTAGTGGTCAATCAGGGTCTTGCCAACATGAACGCCGCATACCTTGCTGGTAGTGCGCAGACGGTTACGTGGTACATAGGTTTGGTTACTGGCCCCGGCTCTGGCACAACCTTTGCCGCTGGCGATACGTTGGCATCCCATGCTGGCTGGACTGAAAACACCGCGTACACGGGCAACCGCAAAGCAGTGACGTTTGGTTCGGCTACTACGGCAAACCCATCCGTTATTAGCAACTCAGCTTCTCCTGCGTCTTTTGCTATGACGGGCACGGCTACCATTGCTGGCGCTTTCCTGAGTAGCGTTGCCACGGGTACTTCGGGCGTTCTGTTCTCGGGTAGCGATTTCACTGGTGGAGACAAGTCTGTTGCTTCCGGCGATACGCTAAACGTAACCTACACGTTTTCCCTGACCGCGACCTAATAGGGTATGTTCGGGGATGTAACCTTTGCACAAGCGCCATTTGCCTCCGCTGGGGGTAATGCGTTTGCGGTTGCTATTTCCGAATCAGGTTCTGTTGTTGATGCTGGGGACGCTCTGTTTATCGCAGGGGGGTTGATTGATGAATCAGCTTCTGCGCTGGAGTCCCAGTCTGTCCTTACTACTTTTGTAGCTGCAAACGTCGAGTCTGCATCTGGGTCGGACGTAATAGACACCCTCAACAATATCTTCAATGTCACCGTAGTTGATGCGGTAAGTGGGTTGGATGATATTTCTGCGGTGGGTACATACCCCGGCGACATCACTGAAGCTGCGTCCATTACAGATTCTGTGTTCTCGCTTGGAACTTACCCCGGCGACATAATGGAAACGGCAAGCGCCCTTGAAACGGTTGTCGGCAACTTCATCGCTTCTTTAGATATTGCGGAGTCTGCATCAGGTATCGACGCCGTAGCAGTCCAAGTTGCGTTTGCTGCTGCCATAGCTGAGAATGTTTCGGCACTAGCAGTCAGTACCGTCCAAGCTGATTTTGTTGCAGCTATCGCAGAAGCAATCAGTGGTATTGACGAGAACACGGTTGCAGCTACGTTTGTGGCCTCAATTTCTGAGGCTTTATCGGGCGTAGATGATATTGCTGGCGGGCTACTGATTTCCGTAGACGTTGCCGAGGGTGCTTCGGCTGTAGACTCTGTTGCTACGCAGGTAATTTTTGCAGGTTCTATTGCAGAGTTTGTTTCCGGCATAGACGCAAATGTTGCCCTGTTGACGGTAAATGCGTATCCAGCGGGCATCCAGCTAATTGTTTCTATCGGGGATGTCCTTGTCTGGGCGGTAATAGATGACAGCCAGAACGCAAACTGGCAAAATATCAGCAATGTGCAGGCCGCAGGATGGCAAAATATCAGCAATGCACAAACCCCCGGCTGGCAAGTTATTGGTAATGTCCAAGCCCCCGGATGGCAGAACATTGATGATGAGCAAGCACCCGGTTGGATTAACCTGCCATCGTAAGGATTCAAAATGGCTTTAGTACTCAAAGATAGAGTTAAACAAACTGCTGCTGCACCGGGTACAGGCACGATTACGCTCAGTGGCTCGGCTACAGGGTTCCAGTCTTTCTCAGTGATTGGTAACGGCAACACTACCTACTTTGCTATTTACGACCCCGTGTCTGGTGATTGGGAAGTCAACTACGGCACGTACACATCTTCCGGTACAACCCTAACCCGTAACGCTACACCGCTGTCCTCATCTTCTGGCGGGTCTTTGGTTAACTTCACCGGCACAGTAGATGTCTTTGTTACCTATCCATCAGAGAACGCAGTATGGAGGGACGTTTCTGGCGTTGTAGTTCAGCAAAGTTTTGGGGCAATCACAGCCACTTCTGCTGCTCTGACTACAGGCACTATTTCTACGGCTCCAGTTAACAACACAGACATTGTTAATAAAGCATACGCTGACGCAATCGCATCCGGTATCCACTTCCACGAGGCAGTGGATTTAGCCACTACCACGGCGTTACCAGCAAACACCTATAACAACGGCACATCGGGGGTTGGGGCAACGCTTACGGCAAACGCTAACGGCGCTCTGTCTGTAGACTCAACGCTTACTGTTGCTGCAAACCGAATACTGGTCAAGAACGAAGCGGCTGGTGCCAATAACGGTGTTTACACGGTGACACAGGTTGGCTCTGCGGGAACACCCTACATACTGACTCGCGCTACAGACTTTGATTCCGCCGGGACTGGAGTTGACCAGATTGACGAGGGTGACTTTTTCTTAGTAACCAGCGGCACTGTTAACGTCAATACCGCTTGGGTTCAGCAGACTGCTCCCCCTATAGTAGTTGGAACTACGGCGCTTGTTTTTCAGCAGTTCTCAGCACCGATAACCTACACCGCAGGTACAGGACTAAACGAGTCCCCAACCTACACGTTCAATATTGCAACAACGGGTGTCTCTGCTGCCACATACGGCTCTGCTTCAACAAGCGCAACCATTGCAGTTAATGCGCAAGGGCAGATAACAAGCGCGTCCAACACGACCATTGCAATCAACGGGACACAAGTTTCGGGGAACATAACAGGTCAAGCAGGCTCTGTAGCTAATGCATTGACTGCTGGCACGTACCTAACTAGCGGGGGTACATACGATGGCTCTGCCGCTCGTACATTTGCAGTTGATGCGACTGATGCAAATACAGCTTCCAAAGTAGTTGCACGAGACCCCAGCGGTAACTTCTCTGCGGGCACGATAACAGCTACCCTGAGCGGAGCAGCTACAAGCGCGGGTACTGCGACAAACATAGCTGGCGGCGCAGCCAACCAGATTCCCTACCAGACAGGCGCAGCTACCACATCGTTTGTCGTAGCCCCAACAGTTGCAGGCACATTCCTTAACTGGAACGGTTCGGCGTTTGCATACTCAGCCATTTCCTTGCCCAACAACGCTACCTTCAACAACGGCGGCGCAGGGGACGCATCGGGTACTACGTTTAACGGTTCTACTGCCCGGACTATTTCATACAACACGGTTGGTGCATCGCCACTGGCGGGCTCGTCTAGCCTGACTACAACCGGCACGGTGACTTCGGGCACATGGTCTGCATCGTTTGGTGCGGTAAGCGGAGCCAACTTAACCAGCCTGACTGCGGGTAACTTGTCGGGGACAATCCCTTCAGCGGTACTGGGCAACTCCACAGCCTATATTGGAACTACTGCCGTTGCATTGAACCGGGCTTCCGCTAACCAAGCACTGACTGGTATTTCCAGCGTCACGCTGCCCGGAGCAACATCAGGCACGGCCCAGATCACACCTAACGCAGTTGCAGGCACGGGTACGGTTCTGACTCTACCGGCTACCACAGGAACCTTGGCGCTGACTTCTGACCTACCAACGGTCAATAACGCCACACTGACGATGAATACGTCAGGTACGGGCCTGTCTGGTTCCCAAACTTTTACAGCTAACCAAGCCACTGGCGCAACATTTACAGTCGCTTCTAACGCGACCAACGCCAACACAGCCTCAACCATTGTGGCGCGGGATGCATCGGGTAACTTTAGTGCCGGGACGATAACTGCAACTTTGAGCGGAGCAGCTACATCTGCTACCACGGCGGGCACAATCACAAGCCAAGCCAACAGCGCCACCATCACAGCTACAAGCGCAAACACCGCCAGCCAAATTGTGCTGCGTGATGCCTCAGGTAACTTCAGCGCGGGGACGATTACTGCTACGCTTAGCGGTAATGCGTCTACTGCTTCTGCACTACAGGGGTTAACTACTGGCGCAAGCGGCTCTATTTATACGGACGTAAATTGGTCATACCTGATACAGGGGTTTACTACTGGCGGAGCATTTGGCTGGAGAGCTACTTCTGCAACCGGCGTAGCATTTTCATGTACTGCTGCTGGCGCATTTTCAACAACTACTATTAACGGCTACACACCATCCGCAACTTCTGGCTTAGCCAATCGGCTCGTTGCTACTGATGCAAACGGCTACCTATTTAACAACTACTTTAACTCAACCGATAACGCTGTTACTTCCGGTGTTTCAGCAATAATGTCTAAAGCGGGTGATAACTACTACCGCTCAGCAAGTGCTGCGGCTGTTGCTACGTTTATTAGTGGTCAGTCGATGAGCATTAGTGGCAATGCTACCAACGTGACGGGCACTGTTGCTGTTGCTAATGGAGGTACTGGGCAAACCACCGGGTACAAGTTATTTGATGTAGTATTTACGTCCAACATTAACGCTAATACAGATCGTACTGCTGGTTCGTACGGAAGCTACGCTTCTTCGGCTACAAATACTCCCACTGGCTCGGGTATTTTGTACAACTTTATGAGTGGTACAGGGGGCGCTGGTGACGGTGGGCAATTTTGGCAGGACTATGCAAACAACAATTTATATTTGCGCCAACGATGGGGTGGTGGATTTAGTAGCTGGCTAACCATATTATCCGCAAGTAACTACAACTCCTACGCTCCCACACTAACCGGTACTGGAGCTTCGGGTACTTGGGGAATTAATGTTACGGGTTCCGCGACATACCTTAACAGTTCAAATTACATTAATCGAACGGGTTCATCCGGTAACTTAAATACAGATTTTAGCAACACCCCAGCGGGGTCTTTTAGGTATGGCGGGGACGATGCAAGTTTAACAAATAGCCCCGGCGGCACATGGTGGATATATCAAAGTATGCGCCATTCCAATGGGAGTAGCCTTTGGGGTACGCAGGTAGCATGGGGATGGGAAGATAACGCTAACAGACTTGCCACACGTAACGTCAGTGGAGGTGGTTTTGGTAGCTGGGTTTATTACTTAAACAGTAGCAACTACACCAGCTATGCACCATCCTTAACTGGCTCCGGCGCTTCGGGTACTTGGGGGATTAGTATCACAGGTAACGCGGCTAATATAACTGCATACACTGTTAACCAAAGCGTAGGCACTGGAAATGCCCCTACTTTTTATGGTGTATATTCAAATAACTGGTTTAGGTCAAATGGTAGTACTGGGTGGTATAACGAAACATATGCGGTTGGTATTTACGCAACAGAAGCAGGTAATGTAAGGACGTATAATGGAGCTAGCTTTATTGCTGCTGGAAACGTAACCGCCTACTCGGACGAAAGACTTAAAACAAACTGGCGTGATATGCCAAGGGATTTTATTGAACGTTTATCTCTAGTAAAAAACGGTACATATGATAGAACAGACAACTGTGCTGCTAAAACGCAAGATGGTGTATCTGCTCAGTCATTGCAACCACTTATGCCAAATTCAATTCAGACCGACTCAGATGGTATTCTCTCTATCGCATACGGTAGCGCAGCAATGGTATCAGCAGTTGAGTTGGCTAAGCGCGTTGTCGAACAAGATGCAAGGATTGCTAGATTAGAAGCCCTTGTTAATCAATTAATTGGAGATTAATCATGACCGTTCTCTACACAACCAACCTAGCCCTTGGGCAACCGGTTACCGGCACTGAGTCTGGTACATGGGGCGAGGATGTAAACAACGCCGTTACATCCTACCTGGACATTGCTATTGCTGGCGGTTTAGCTATCCCAATTACCACTGCTGATGTTACTCTTGCAATCACTCAAGGCACTAGCTCGGCAACAGGAATTATTTCTACCGGGGCAACTGGAAGCACGGCGCAATACGCTACTCTAATTATTAGTGGAGCCAAGACTGCAGCCCGTAACTTAAACGTACCAGCATCCAGCCGGAACTACATAATCAATAACACCGCAGCTACAGGAGGCTTCTTGCTAACTGTTCGCGGCTTGACTCTCCCAAGTACATTTACCACCGGCATTACCCTGGTTGATGGAGAGAAGGCGGTTATCTCTTGGAACGGCACTGACTACGTAAAAATTTCATCTAGCGTTGTGTCTAATTTGACCGGCACACTCCCTGTTGCCAATGGCGGTACTGGGGTTACAACCTCCACAGGTTCAGGCAGCACCGTACTCTCCACCAGTCCCACGCTAGTTACACCTCTATTGGGCACACCCACATCGGGCGTGCTAACCAACGCCACAGGGCTCCCTCTTACTACTGGCGTAACGGGCACTCTCCCTGTTGCCAACGGCGGTACAGGCTTAACGTCAACTCCTGCAAACGGCGCATTGGACATTGGTAATGGGTCAGGATTTACCCGCGCTGTCTTGACCGCAGGTAGCGGAGTATCCATAACCAACTCAGCAGGCGGGATAACAATTTCCGCAACAGGTTTGGGTGGAACCATTACAGCAGTCACAGGCACGGCTCCGGTTGTATCTAGCGGTGGAACTACTCCTGATATCAGTATGGCTGCTGCGACCACTTCAGTTAACGGTTATTTAACCTCAACAGACTGGAATACATTTAACGGCAAGCAGGCTGCACTTGTCAGCGGTACTAACATTAAAACGGTAAACAGCACTACCCTGCTTGGCTCGGGCGATGTCTCTGTAGGTGTTACAAGTGTTACCGGCACAGCCCCGGTAGTTTCAAGCGGCGGTACTACACCGGCTATCAGCATGGCTGCTGCTAGTACTTCAACCAACGGCTACCTGACATCTACGGACTGGAATACCTTTAACGGCAAACAAGCAGCGGGTTCCTACGTAACTGTTGGTGGGGCGCTTGGTACGCCTTCATCGGGTACAGCTACCAACCTAACGGGATTACCGCTTTCAACAGGTGTTACGGGAACTTTGCCGGTAGCTAATGGCGGTACTGGAGTTACTTCTTCCACGGGTTCCGGTAACACTGTACTCTCAACTAGTCCTACACTTGTAACACCTTTGCTAGGTACGCCCACATCAGGCAACTTGGCAAACTGCACGTTCCCCACGTTGAATCAAAACACAACAGGTAGCGCAGGCAGTGTAGTTACTACTGGCTTTTCAATCGTAGAATCAGCCGGTAAACTGTACTTTAAGTACGGGGCTACAAATATTGCTTCCCTTGATTCATCGGGTAACTTTATTGCCCTTGCAAACGTCACTGCTTACGGCACACCATAAGGAGCTAAACCATGACGATGCCAGCATCTGGCCCAATATCGTTGGGTCAAGCTAATACAGAACTTGGGCTGTCCAGCACGGCCCTTATTACCATGAACGATGCTGCCCTTAGAACGCTGGCTGGGGTTGGCGGTTCGGGCACTACATGGTCGATGAACTCGTTGTATGGAAAAACTTATAGGGTAGTCGTTACTGTGACTATTGGATCAAACACTCAAAACTATATTGCAAATACTGCAAAAGTAACTGGGTATGTTGCAGGCAAAACAGATGTTACTTTTGTAATTAGTGCTGGGGTTGTAGTCGGGTCTGCCTCTACGGGCTCGTATGCTTTTACTGTAGATACATCTTGGAATGCGGGAGATACAGTAACAGTATCCAATAGCGGAACAATTATTGGCGCTGGTGGAGGTGGCGGAGCAGGCGGGGCTTCTGTTAATCCTTCTACTACCAATGGAGTAAGTGGAAGCGCAGGTGGCCCTGCTGTATCTGTTGGAAGAACGGTTTCGTGGACTAATGCAGGTACTACTGGCGGCGGTGGTGGAGGCGGCGGCGGCGGCGGCGCTAATGCTTTTGATGACGGCAAGGGAAATACTACGGGTATTGCTGGTGGTGGCGGCGGCGGGGGTCGAGGTAACAACGGCGGTGCCGCTGGGGCTGGAGGAGCGTCTTCTGGGTGGACTACTTCATATCCCGGTTCTGCTGGTACGGCGGGAACATCAGCAAGCAATGGCAGTGGCGGACTGGGAGGCAGTGGCTCAGTAGATAATGCTGGTGGGAACGGAGGTGGGTTAGGTTCTGCTGGCGCTACTGGTACGGGTAGCCCAAGTGTAGGTGGATACACTCCTCCCGGCTCTGGCGGCGCAGCGGGTGCTTGTTTAGTTGGTAAATCTTTTGTTAACTCTGGCGCTGGTATTACTGGCGGCACAACTGGTGGAGGTCAATCTTAATGGACTATCGTATTATTGCCGCCGATGCAACTATCGGTCAAATTCAAGTAACGTACAGCAACGCTGGAACTGATATTGCTACCTATGCAATTGACGTACCTGTAGTGGACGGTGCGTTTTTAACAGGCGATTCACTTGCGGCTGAGATACAAACTCGTGCCCCCGTATGGCTTTTGGAACGCAAGACTGAAGTTGCTACGGCTACTGGGTTTGACCAGATTAATGCCTTAGTGCAGACTCCTAATATTCCCCCTACAGTAACTGTTGCCCCCCAAAATCAAGGGTTTGTCCTTGGGCAGATCACAGCATGATAACGACCAAGTACATCGTTTTTGGGTGGGCTATCCACCGCAATGTCCTTGCTGACGGGGAAGAAATGACGGGTACTTGGATTAAAGATACCCCTATGGACATCGCTGCAAACTGGGCGTTTTGGACTAAAGGGGCGCGGGTTATAACCAGCTACCCATCAGACTTTGATGATGCCTTCTTTATCCAGCAGCGCGGGCTTTTTTTCAACAAAATTACCTTTGCAGGGCACGTTTACAAACGGGGGACTTACACCCTTAAAGCAGTTGGTGACACGGAGTTTTGGTGCTTGGATTATTTGTTAAATGGCGGCAGCGCACCTGACTTAGAGTTCATATTGTTACCAGCCGGTCAGACTTATACAACCTCTGTGGGACAATTAATTTTGATAGCTTCAGGAGAAACTGATCTTGGCGCTGCGCCCCTGCCGGTTGAAATAGTTTCGCAGGACAAGGTTATTACAGCAAGCGCAGACTCTTCATTAATTATCTTTTCAAGGGTAAAGTAATGTTGTACAAGACGTTTGACTATGTGATGCGTAAACTGGGCAGGAAGTATGCATTTGTAGATGTGTACGGCGATGTCCTGTCCTACAGGTACTACGTTTTCTTCACGGAAAACAAAGTGGCAAAAACATGGAAAGACAAGTACTTACCTAACTTATTCGTACATCATTTTGTTGGCGCAGAAAACAAGCAGTGGGTTGACAACGAGGTTTCTCATACGCACCCTTGGAACACGGTTAGCATAGTTATTAAAGGTGGCTACGTTGAAGAGGAAAACTACAGCGGTGTAACCAAAGAGATAAATGCTCCTGCGGTAGTCTTCAGGGATTGGGAAGCAAGCCACCGGTTTACGCAGGTAACGCCAAACACATGGACACTGTGGTTCCACGGCATCCGTAAAAGGGAAGGCAAGTGGGCTTTTGATATGCGCCCCCATGATGTAGTCTGCTCTGCTTGCGTTAAACATAACAACGGCGTCTGCATAAATGTGAAGCAGCTAAAGGAAATTGAAGACACACCGCCAAAATCTGCTCAAAGTTATAAGTGGCGGGAACACACGTGGATGCAGTGCAACGACGATTTTGAAGAAACATTAGCTCAACGTAAAAAAGTACTAGCAAGGGCAAAAACTTACATCCCGGCTACTATTAAAGAGCGCTATGAAATAGCCAAGGAAACTTTAGTTAAAGACCTTGTTAGAGAAAAAGCCGAAGTGAGCAAGGTATAAACTATGTATGCGCTTGTTTCTGTTTTGTTTTCTGATGCTGGTAACAGTATCTTCAGCGCAGGACAAGCTCATCCTATCCACGGAGCCGCCGCCGCTGCCCAAGAAGCTGCCAAAGCAAACAGGCTGCGCGATACAAGATTTGTACGTTATTGGTTGGACGATGCACGACCCAGTGGAACGCCACAAGGCTATGATGGAGTGGCTGGATAAGACAAAGTGCAGCGGGGATGATTACGTCCTAATTTGGAATGCCCTACCGGAGTGGGCAGGTACTTCAGATAGCCCTTTGTTACGGGCCAAGATTATGGAGAAGGCAAGATGAACGAGTCATGGTTAGCCAAAAACATTCAGCCGGTTACGGTAGTGTTCCTGCTGTTCTCATACTTTTTCTTTGCGCTGCTTTCTGTCTTTGAGATGGAGACTAGGGGTGCATACGTTGACCTGCTAGGTCAGGCCATGATTATTGTTATTACCGCCATATTCGCCGGTAAGACAGCCGAGCGTATCGTAGATATTCGTACTAACAAAGGAGCGCCAGATGGCACTTGACCCAGTTACAGCCCTGTTTGAAGTTGGCAGCAAAGTCCTAGACCGCGTATTGCCTGACCCTGTCCAGCAAGCTGCTGCCAAGCTGGAACTGATGAAGCTCCAGCAAAATGGCGAATTGGCCCAGATTACCGGGCAGATGGAAATCAATAAAGTTGAAGCAGCAAGCTCCAGCCTATTCGTCAGTGGATGGCGTCCTAGCGTTGGCTGGGTGTGCAGTGCTGGCTTTGCCGTGCAGTTCATCATTGGCCCCTTGGCTGAGTGGGGCGCTGCGTTGGCAGGCCATCCCGTCAAGTTCCCGCAGATGGACACCGGAACCATGATGCCTTTGCTCCTCGGTATGCTGGGCCTTGGTGGGCTTAGGACGGCTGAAAAACTAGCAGATAAGGCGGCAAAATGAAAGCAAAACTTACCTTTTTCGTGACCCTGATGGTCAGCTTCACTTTGTGCGTAGTCATCCTCGGTATGGTGGCTGTGCTGATGGCGGGTTTGTTTGACCCCCTTGTGGACAACGCAGAAATCTTCAAACTGATTAGCCCTGCATTTCAAACCATTGTTGGTGGCTTCATTGGGCTGCTGGCGGGTGTAAAACTATCCCACGGCGAGGAGAATCTTAAATGAAAGACAACTGGGAAAAATCTTGTGACTTGGTGCTTGAGTCTGAAGGTGGTTACCAACTGACCACGCTTGTTGGCGACTCAGGCGGTCAAACTTATGCGGGTATTGCTCGTAACCCAAACCCTCATTGGGAAGGTTGGAAGTTGATTGATAAGGGTGAAACACCCCCAAAAGAAATAGTCAGGTCATTTTACAAGGCTAACTTTTGGGATAAGATTCGTGGCGATGAATTGCCTGCTGGCGTTGATTACTTGGTTTACGACTTTGCTGTTAACGCTGGTGTTAGTCGTGCAGTGAAAACTTTGCAGTCCGCAGTAGGTACAAACCCTGATGGCGCTATTGGCCCAGCAACCATTGCAGCAGTTAAATCAAGCACCGACTTGGTTGAGAAATTTAGCAATGTTAAAGAAGCCTTTTACAAGGGTATTGTTGAGCGTAAGCCAGACCAAGCTAGGTTTATCAAGGGTTGGCTAAATCGTGTTGCTCATGTGCAGACGGCGGCGACCTCAATGCTGGCGTAAATCATGGCCATACAGGTTGTAAAAGCTGTGATAGCTGCTAAACTACCCTTCGACCAGATAATCCGCGAGTTTGACCGCTGGACGCACATTAGCATACCCAATGACCCCAATGGGAAACCCCGAGGCCAGACGCTAATTATTGATAAAGCCGGGACCCGCCCTTACGCTTAAAGTACCATGCCCTTACAGAAACTGACGCTCAAGCCTGGGGTTAACAGGGAAAACACTCGGTACACCAATGAAGGCGGCTGGTATGAGTCCGACAAGGTACGGTTTCGTCAAGGCACGCCAGAGAAAATTGGCGGATGGGTGCGTATTTCAGCGGCTACTTTTTTGGGCATTTGCCGCTCCTTGTGGAACTGGGTAACTTTAGCTGGCCAGAATTTGTTGGGTATTGGTACTTCGGAAAAGTTTTACATTGAAAACGGTGGAGCTTATTACGACATCACCCCTATTCGTGCAAGCGACACGCTGACTAATCCGTTTACTACAAACACTACAACCAATTCTGGTGGATACACAACGGTAATCGTAACAGCAGATCCGGGATTTTCTAACGGGGATTACGTTACCTTTTATGGTAGCTTCGCTGTAGGAGGCATTACTGTATTGGGCGAGTATCAACTAACCTATATATCTTCCTCCACGTATTCAATTAGTGTTTTAGGGTCAGCATCTTCTTCTACTACCGGCGGCGGCACGGTCTACGCGGTCTATCAAGTTACAGTTGGTTCGGTTACATACGTTCCTATTGATGGATGGGGCGCGGGCCCTTGGAATGCTGGCGCATGGGGTATTGGCGGAACAGTTGAAGCTGAAAGCGCAGGCCTTCGTATTTGGAATCAAATTAACTGGGGTCAAAGCCTAGTTTATGGCCCTCGTGGGTTTCCTTTGTACTACTGGGATGCCGTTATAGGATATCAAGCTTCAGCCATCACAATAACAATTGCTTCTCCGTGTGTTGTTACGTCTGGCTTAGGCCTTGCAGATGGAACGCCATTCACGCTAGTTACAACTGGTTCGCTACCAACAGGGCTGCTTCCGGGCGTTACGTACTACGTAAAGTATTTAACTTCCAGTACGTTTAATTTAGCTACATCTGCTACGGCAAGCGGGACGTTGTCTGGTGTAACTATTACAGGTATAGCAGGCCAATTTAGTTGTACTGCTTCAAGCCTTGATTTGGCCGTTGGTCAGTCAATAACAATCAGTGGCACATATGGTGGCACAGGATCTATTGCGGGCTACACCAACCCCACAACGTACTACATCATTGCCACTAACGGTTCTACAACATTTACCTTGTCCACCACTGCCGGCGGCTCTGGAGTCACGACTACGGCTGGCACTCCAACAGGGCTTACCTATACCCTATCAACGACAATAAATACATCTGGTACGCAGCTAGGTACTCAGTCTATTTCTCAGCGAGGAGTTTTGCTATCTAGCCTTGCCGGGTCTGACGGTTCGTGCCCTTTGTATCAAAGCACGTTTACAGTATCCGATGCCAGTAGGTTCTTAATTGTGTTTGGCACAAACGACTACGGCAGTACTGTGTTTGACCCAATGCTTATTCGCTGGTCGGACCAGGAGTCTTTAACAACATGGTTCCCGTCAGTTACAAACCAAGCTGGCAGTGTGCGCCTGTCTCACGGCTCCGAGATCATTACCACCCTACAAAGTCGCCAAGAAATTTTGGTGTGGACGGATTCATCCTTGTATTCATTGCAATACCTTGGCCCACCATATGTGTGGAGTACGCAGATTCTTGCGGACAATGTTTCTATCATTGGCCCCAACGCTGCGGTCATGGCTTCAGGTGTAAGCTACTGGATGGGTGTAGACAAGTTTTACAAGTACGATGGTAGGGTGCAAACCCTGCGCTGCGATTTGCTACGTTATATTTATAACGATATAAATATTCAACAATCACAACAAGTATTTGGCAGCACCAACGAAGGCTTTAACGAAGTCTGGTGGTTTTACTGCTCTGAAAATAGTGTTGGAGATAAGGTGGACAGGTATGTTGTATATAACTATCTTGAAGATAATTGGTACTATGGATCAATGGAGCGCACGGCATGGCTGGATACCGGGCTACGTAACTACCCACTTGCAGCAACTTATAGCAATAACATTGTTGAACACGAGAATGGTGTAGATGATGGTGTTTCTTCTCCTGCAGCAGCTATTACCGCATTTATAACATCATCCCAGTTTGATATTGGTGACGGTCATAACATGGCTTTTGTATGGAGGATGTTGCCTGATTTAACATTTAATGGATCAACAGACGGAACGACTCCCGAGTTAACTATGCAGTTACTGCCATTACAGAATTCAGGCTCTGGATATAACAACCCAAAGTCGGTAGGCGGGACAAACGCAAATGCTTCCGAGTTGGTGGCTGCTACTCAGTCGTACCCCATAGATTTAGACACCTATAACGGGCAGATCTATATACGTATTCGCGGCCGGCAGATGGCTATGACAATTACGTCAAGCAAACTTGGCACCCAATGGCAGCTTGGCTCTCCTCGTATTGACATCAGGCCAGATGGACGTAGATAATGGCACAGAAAAACGTAGTAGCCCCAAAATTACCTTCTGCAATAGGTAATAATTATGACCCTGCGCTCATAAATCAGCTAACAAACATATTGCGTTTGTACTTTAACCAGCTAGATAATGCGGGGCCGATGGTGGCTAGTACTCAACGTAATGGTTCAGCTATTGAGTCAGGATTAAGTTTTTTCCCCACGGCGGGCACAACGGCCCCCAGTTTGCCAACACAAGCAGATTTATCTTCCCTGCGGGTTGGGGATATTTATTATGATACCTCTGCTAGTAATGTACTTAAAGTAAAGACGTAAGGATTAATCATGCCCGGCAATAACAGAGAAGTAGCACCGAAGCCTTTATCGCAAACTCAAGGGTTTGGGATGGTTCCTGTTTATCAAGAAACACGCGGCGGTAGAGGCCCATTGTTGGGGTATCAATTTGATGAATCTGTTGCAGCGCGACAAGGAATAGTTGAAGCGCCAAAACCACCAGCTATTCTTGCGGAAGAACAACGTCTTGGAGGCAAAGAACTTGAGCCTGTTTATGCTGAAACGACAGTATCAAGAGGCCGTGGCGGAGCATCCGAAACAATAAAGTACGGCCCGCCTATTGGGTACCGTTACGATAATGGCAAAAGCGAATACGTTAACTTTAGTCCTAGTGGTGAATACCAAGGTACGGCAAAAAGACAAAGCGGGATTGATCCCGCATTATTAGCTGTATTAGCAATGCCATTTATTGGGCCCGCTGCGTTTGAGGCTCTAGGGTTAACAGGTGCCGGTGCGGGCGCTGCGGGCGCTGCTGCTGCACCATTGGCGTTTACTCCAGAAATGATCGCGGCGGGTTTGACCCCTGGATCTATCGGTGCTGCTGGTGCTGCGTCTGGCGCGCTTACGGGAGCAAACTTAGCCGCCGCTGGTGGTATTGGTTCACTAGGTGCTGGAGCATTGACAGGCGCTGCTGGTACCGCAGCCCTTCCCGCTTCAGAAGTTGCATCATTAGGTTCTGGCGCTGCTGGGTTTACTCCAGAAATGATAGCTTCTGGGTTAACTCCTGGTTCTATTGGTGCTTCTGGGGCTGCGTCTGGAGCTTTAACTGGGGCAAATTTAGCTGCTGCTAGTGGTATCGGATCATTAGGCGCAGGCGCTGCCGCAATACCATCTATAAACGAAATGATTGCTTCTGGCATGTCCCCGGGCTCCGCTGGCGCTACTGGGGCTGCATCTGGCGCGTTAACAGGAGCAGAATTAGCTGCTGCCACTGGAACTACCGGAGCAGGCCTTACATCACTAGCTCCTACCGCTGCAAAATCTGTAAACGAAATGATAGCTTCTGGAATGTCGCCCGGTTCTGCTGGTGCTGCCGGCGCTGCTAGTGGAGCTTTAACTCCGGCGCAATTAGCTGCTGCAAGTGGCGCAGTAACAGCAGGAGCAACTCCAGCATTGGTAGAGTTGGCTAATGCAGGCAAAGGGCTGCCAAGTGCTAATGAAGCTGTAGCTTCTGGTCTTGGGCCCGGTTCTGCCGGAGCAAAAGCGGCAGTTGAAGGAACACTTACAGCCCAAGAGTTAGCTGCTGCCGCGGGCACTGCCGGTGCCCTCAACAAAGATGGGATTACGGATTTAGTAGGCAAAGCCAAAGATGCATTAACCGATAAAGCTAAAGATGCATCATCTAAGACGAGTTCAGGATCTGGTATTGGCACTTTAGGTGCATTGGCTTTATTGTCCATGATGAACAAGGGCGGTGGCGGAACCCCAGCCAGCACGGCTACTATCCCGGAACTTACGGCCACCAGGACCCAACTTCCATACGATGTAGATAAAAAAGGCGTAAACCCAAACACTCCCTACCGGCCTGGACAAGGTGGGGTTACCTACTTCTCTCCAACTACTTACACGCCAACGCCCACTAAAGCAGCAAGAGGCGGTTTAATGTCGCTGGGTCAGCCGAACTTAGGTGGTTACTCTGATGGCGGAAGACTTCTCAAAGGCCCAGGAGATGGTGTCTCTGACTCAATTCCTGCCATAATTGGTAAAAAACAACCCGCCCGCTTAGCTAATGGCGAGTTTGTTATACCAGCAAGAATTGTTTCTGAGCTAGGAAATGGTTCTACAGATGCAGGCGCTAAGCGCTTGTATGAAATGATGGCCCGAGTTCAACGGGTCCGCCGTAAAACCAAAAACGTTGCTGCCAACACAAAGGCATCAAAGTACCTACCAGCATAAGGAATAATCATGGCTACTACTCCAAGTACAGTTGATAACAATTTAGGTTCTGGCGGCACTAACGCCCAAGGCTTATCAGATTGGGCCGCACCTTACATTACAGATTACCTTGGTAAAGCTAAAGCTTTAGCTGGTACTGGTTATGAAACGTATAAAGGGCCACTTACCGCAGGTGCTTCTAAGATACAAGATAAAGTGTTCACTGGGATAGAGTCGCTTGATTTCCCGGGCAACCTTGGTAAAAGCTTTAGCTCTACTGGCGCGTATCAGCCGCCAACTTATGGTCCAGACGGAAAGCCTATTGTTGCTCCTCCCACCATTGGCCCAGATGGACAGCCTGTTGCAGCAGCGCCCGCCCAACCAGGAGTTGCTGCTCAGTACATGAATCCATATCTGGAGTCTGTTCTCAACCCGCAATTGGAAGAACTGCGCCGTCAATCTATGATTACGCAAAACCAAAATGCTGGGAGGATGGCTAATGCAGGCGCGTTTGGCGGGGGCCGGCAAGCAATTATGGATGCCGAGAACCAACGTAACTTGATGCAAGAGCAAAACAAGACAGTTGGCCAAGGCTACGCCAATGCCTATGACAAAGCTATGGGGCAGTTCAACACAGAACAGAACCAAGCCAAAACTTTGGCTGATTTAATGTCGTCAACTGGAGCAACCCAGCGAGGTATTGAGTCAGAGGGCACTGCAGCAGATCTAGCTGAGTTTGAAAAGCAACGCCAGTTTCCTTATCAGCAATTGGAATTTCAACGCAACGCAATGACGGGGCTCCCAACATCGTCAGTATCAAACACACCAGCACAGATGAGCGACATTGGCAACATTTTGGCTACTCTAGGCGGTGGCACTAAGGTTGCAGAAGCACTTGGCTATAAAGATGTTAACGAATTGTTGAAGAAATTAGGCATTGAATTGCCATAAAAGGTAACGAAAATGAATCTGATACAAATTCAGGAACATCTTAAGGATCTTCCTACTCAAGTGATCATGTCCTATGCAAATGGGCAGAATCCAGAGGTTCCTCCTTACATGGCTCTTGGTGAACTTAACCGCCGCAAAACATCAGAGCAGCGTAAAACAGAGCCGCCAACGCAATCTGTTAAAGAGAAGCTAGAATCTGAAATAGGTGGTCAAGGTATGCCCCAGGGAATGCCACAAGGCGCTCCGCAAGCTGCTCCACAAGGTATTGCTCAATTGCCAGCTGCTCAAGGCGCTCCACAAGGAATGCCTCCCGGCGCACCTCCACCGCCTCAAGGAATGCCTCCTGGAATGGCCGCTGGTGGCGTAGCTGGTCTGCCTGTACGCGATGATATGTTTAACTATGCTCCCGGTGGTATTGTTGCTTTTGCAGGTGGCGGTGAACCCGGTGAAGAAACTGCTGGTGAAGATGAAGCTCGGGCCAATATGGATCAAAGCCAAGGACCTCCTTTAATAGGTCGAGGGATTCCATCTTTAGCACCTACTGGCGTTGACTTGCAATCACTAACCCCGGAAGCGGCGCTAAGATTACAAAAAATTCTTAGGGGAGAAAATCCTCCTCCCGTTGTACAAAGCAAAGAAGAAATACGCAAATCAATGGTTACTAAAGCTTTGGCTGAAGGTGATGTTGATAAAGCAAAAATGTTATCTCAAATTCCTGGAGAAGCATTAATTCCATTGATGGCTCAACTTAAAGAACAAAATGAAGCCAGCAAAAAGCAGTTTGAAGAAAATCAAAAACGCCAAGGTTTGGGCGCTCTTGGCAACGCTTTGATTGCAGCCGGTGAAGCTACCCGTGGTCAAAAGGGTATTGGCGCAGCATTTGCCGGTTTTGGTAAATCTTATAGCGCATCTTCTGCTGAAGACATTAAGCGCCAACAAGCTCAACAAGCTGCTGTACGCGCTCAAACTATTGAGATGGCTACATTGCAAAGCAAGGTTGATGACTTGCGCTCTGCGTATGCTAATGGCACTGTTGATGATCAACAAGCAGCCCAAAAAGCTGCACAAGAGCAAGCCAAATACATGGAAGAAAGAGGAATGGGTGCTGCTAAAGATATTCTTACTCAAGCACTTAACATGAAACAAGCTAATGCTTTAGAAAGACATCAACGAGCCACGGAAGACCAATCTAAAGCACAACTTGAAGAGCTTAAACGCCAACATGAAGCTCAAAGAAAAAATTGGGCAGCAGAAGCATCTAATCGTGCAGAGCAATTGCAAATTGCAAGAGAGACTAGGCCGAGTATTGAAGACAAGGCTATAGGAAAAATACTGCAAACCATGCCTTCAAGGGTTAAGAGCTTAGAAAAAAGACAAGCAGATGTTGAGTTTGGCGGTGATGAATGGAATCAAATACAAGACACTATTGATAATATGTATGATCAGGCTTACCAAACCTATGGTTTAAAAGCTCCTCCAAGAATCCCTCGTCCTAAAGTTCCAGTGGTTCAAGAAAAGCCAGGATTCTTTAGCAGCTTGTTTGGTGGTTCTCCTGCTCCAAAGACTGTATCATTCGACCAGCTTCCAAAATAAGGGGTTGTCATGGATGTATTGATGCCAGATGGCACAACTATAACTGGTGTGCCAGAGGGAATAACTCAATCAGATTTGCTTGCAAGATACGGCAAGTTTTCATCAAGCCAGCCGCAAGAGGCTGCACTTCCTGCTCAGCCACCAACTGGCTTAGCTTCTTTTGGCCCAGCAGTAATGCGTGGTGGGCGTGGGCTTGCTTCGTTAATGGGCGATGTCTTGCCGGCAATGGCAGGAAAAGCTGTAGGTGCCGATGAGTATGCCAAGAGGCAGATGCAGGAAGCTGCTGCATACGGCAAAGAAACAGAGAAGCTATATCCTTCTGCTGTTCCTTCTTACACCAACATTAAAGATGCTGGTAGCGCGTTAACTTATATTGTTGAAGCAGTTGGTGAAGCTGTACCTTCCTTGCTACCTAGCTTGTTTACCGGCGGCGTAGCAGCAGTTGCTGGACGAGGCGCAGTAGCAGCAGCCAGGGTTGCAGCAGAAAAAGCCGCAGCTACCAGTATTGCTGAAGGCGTAACCGCTGAAGCGGCCAAAGAAATTGCTATGAAGGCAGGTCTTAATGCCGCAAAACGTGAAGCATTAAAGTATGAAGTGGGCGGAGCATTGATTGGCTCAGCTGCTCAGAACGTACCTGACGTATACCAAGGGCTGTACGAAAAAGGCTATGACAACATTCCCGCTGCTTTAATTTTTGGTGGATTTAATGCTGCACTAGATGCGGTTTTACCCATTAACTTGCTTCGTACATCTAAGTTGTCCGGCATCCCTGAGAACGAAATTATTGGTGCTTGGTACAAACGAGCAGGCAAAGGCGCAATTGAAGGCATGGTTTCTGAGGGCGCTACTGAGTCTATTCAGGAAATGTCTAGTGCAGCAGCTGAAAAGTTTGTTGACAGCAACAACGAGTTTTTTACGCCACAAAACTTTGAGCGGTTTATCAATGCCGGCCTCAAAGGCGGTCTTGGCGGTGCTGGTATATCCGCAGCTACCAATGTGGCATTTGGCCGCAAAGAAGCTCCTCCAGAAACCCCTCCAGCCCCTCCTACTCCGGCTGGTATTGCGGGATTAACGCCACAAGCGCCAACTCCAGAAGAGCAAGGCATACCTACGCTTGTACCTCCCGCTCCGCCTGTTGTTCAGCCTATTGTTGAACCTGTTGTACAAGAAGGACAAGCGCAAGACATAGAAGCCATGATGCGGGAGATAGAAGGATCTCAGTCTGAAACAACATTACCACCTGTTAATGTTATAGAACCTATTGTTGTTCAACCTCAAGGAGTGCCTAGTGCCACTGAAACCCCTGAAACCCAGCAAGCAGCGCCGCAAGAACAACAAGCGCCCGCAGCCTTTGTAACCTGGGACACAATTCAGCCCGGACAAGATGTAACTCTTTATCGCGGTGAGAATAAAGATAACCTCAAAGAAGGTGAATGGTGGACAACAGATAAAGCCAAAGCGGAAAAATTTGGTGAAGTAACAGAAGTAACTTTACCTGCTGATATAGTTGGAAAGCATTCTGTTCAGGGTCATGGCGGGCCTGATGAGTTTGTATTCCCCACTCCAGGAAGCCGCCCAACTGATTTGGTTCAGAAGCCTGCTGAAGTAACTACGCCTCCTGCAATTACGGGAGGTCCATCTACGCCTAAAGGGCCGGTTGCTCCAGTAGAAAAACCTACAGAAGTTGCACCTACTCCTAAGCCTACTATTGAAACTACAACAGAAGAAAAGCCTGTTGTAACTCCAGAAGAGGTTGCGGCAGTTGAACCTAAAGGGCAAGTAACATTCACTACCTCTAAGGGTAGTGAATACACTATTGATGAAGAAAGTAAAACTTCAAGAACTAAAAAATCTGAAGGCAAAGGGCAAGGAGAAACTTATCCTCCCCATACAGTTTTGTATGTTAACCCCGGTGACCATACTGATATTTTGAGTGATATGCAAGGCGGAATGGGTGATAACTCCGTGCGCCTAGGATATGTTGCAAATAATAAATTTACACCTGTCCAAGCAATTGCAGAAATTCCTGAAGGTGCAAAACCAACTGTTATTGTTATTAATAAAAAGAATAACCAAATTGTTGGTCAATATAACGCTTTAACAGAACCACAAATTGGTTTGCACCCAGTTGAAAAACGTTACGAAACAGATGGGACGGCAAGCACCCACATTGGTAATGACATTGTAGAAATTAAAGGCAAAGAAGCAAAGATTGAAAATGTAGAAAAGCCAGTTGAAGGCAAGCCAGGGGGTAAGCCTGAAGTTACAGGCGGTCCCTCTGCGCCTGCTGGTGGTCCTGCTGCACCCACCGGCAAACCTGCTGCACCAGAAGGTGAAACAACAGGTGGCCCATCCACTCCAGCAGGCGGTGCGCCAAAGCCTCCAAAAGTAAAGCTTACCGAAGAGGAAAAGGCAAAGGCAGAGGAAGAGAAAACCAAAGCCGAAGAAGAGAAGAAAAAAGCCGCAGAAGAAAAAGCTAAAGCTGAAGAGCAAAAGAAAAAGCTTGAAGAATTTAACAAGCAGCCTATGAAGGTTGCTATGGAAGAAGGCAACGCCGACGCTGTTGCATCTCTCCTGTATGGCAATGCTGTATCGGCGGACCTACTGCCAGTCATCTTCCCTGAAGAGGGATTGCTGCGCATACCCGTGGACATGGATAAAGTGTCAGACATTGAGGCCGCGCTAACTAAGTATGGCTTTAGGATTACTGATCGTTCTGTTCCCGCTACTACGGATGATCCGTCTTACAAAGGCCCAGAGCGCATAACTATCTCTGCGTTATACAAGCCAGAGAAGGTAAGTATCCAGGGCGGTGGCGCTGAATTTGGCGGCAATCGCAAAGGCAAAGTTACTGCGCCAAGAATACCCAAGGACGCTACAGATAGCCAGATATCAAAGATGTTGGCTGAAGTAAGCATAGACAAATTGCTTGACATCAATTCAAACGTAGAAAACTCGTTTGGGTCAATGATGTACAAGGAAGGCATCGTAAGTTACGTTTTGCCCGCCTCTGACTATTTACTCAAGGCACTCAAAAACGTTTCTGGTCTTTACATCTCAGAAAAAACAGGTAGCCGTCAAGCCATCAAGATTGCTTTGTCAAAAGGTAAAGAAGATGAAGTACAAAGACTCTTGCAGAGTTATGTTGAAGCTTTGCAAGGCTTGCAAAAAGTATTTGACGGTCACTCCCGCGTAGCTGAACTAGACCTTGCTCTAAGGGATAAATACCTTAAAGATGAAAATGCTGCAAGAGGATCTGATAAGTACACGCAAGATGGACTTGGCTTGCGCGAAACGCTTAAAGCTAATAATTTACAAGTAATTTTTGCCAAGATGTATCAGTTGTTTTCTTCTGATGAAAACTCAACTGACCAGACAAACCGGGTTGTTAAGAAAGAATCTGAGGTACCACCAGAGCTTGGCAACATTGTTCGCCGGGGTATGCGCGATCACCGCCAAGGCCGTGACGTTGATGTACAGGACTTTGTAAACACGTTTGGTCTTTTCCCAGGCGGTGTTGACTTTGGCAATTGGGTTAACCAGTCGGAGCGTGCTGCTCACTTAAATGCTATTTACGATGCCATGTATGACTTGGCTGATTTGTCTGGCATATCTCCAAAGATGCTTGGTCTTGGCGAAAAGCTCAAGATGGCAATTGGAGCGCAAGGCCGAGGCGGTAAGACGGCAGCGCATTACATCCCCAGTCTAAATGAGATCAACCTTACAAAGACTAAAGGTGATGGCTCACTAGGACATGAGTGGCATCACGGCCTAGACCATAACTTGCGTATGACGGAGAATGGTAGGAAGTTGATGGACGACACTGTATCTATGCTTACCGGCATGATAGGTGTTGATAGAGTAGAAGATAACCTGCGGAGTATTTTGCGCAATGTTTCTAACAGCGTAGAAAACCGCAACATGCCACCAAAGAAAGCTTTCTTTGAGGCAATTAGCAGCCCAGCATATTATCGACAAGCGCCAATCTACAATGACTCAACCAAGACAACTCAGTTTTGGTACAACTCGCGCAAGCTTGATACTGAAGAAAACAGAAGCCCTTACTACTGGAGTTCTCCTACAGAGATGTTATCTCGTGGGTTTGAGTCCATGTTGTTTGATGCATCAAAAGGCGGAACTCCATACCTAGTTGGCCCAACAACGGCTGATGGATACATATCTCCAAAAAATGGATATGGTGGAACGCCTTATCCAATCGGCGATGAGCGTCCTATGCTTAATGAAATATTTAAGCAGATGCTTTCGCAAATTGACCCAGACACTCTTAAGGTAAAGACCTATAAGGTGGAGGCTAAGCTTGTCTATGTTGAAGACTTGGGTTATGCGGTAATTGATCAACACAATTTAAGCTCAAGAACTGATGGTGATTTAACTTGGTTCAAAGACCAAAAAGAAGCAGAAGAAGCTAAAAATCAGCTTGATGGAAAAGAAAGAGTCTTGACGCCAAAAGCTATGCAGTTGGGCAAAGTTAATGAGCGGATCATTAGCATGGCTAAACGTGTAGATGCCATCATGGAAGAGATGGGCCTGTTCAAGTGGCCGGAGATAAAGAACGGCTCAATGGCTGAGTCTATGTTCTATCACATGCGCCAAGGATGGTGGCCGAAGAGCAACCGTGACTTGGCTGAGTACGGCGTTAAAGCGTATCTCCAGACCCCGGAACTGCTTGGCTTTGACCCAACCAAAGATAAAAAAGAAATAGACGCATACAAGATTGCAGACTTTGAGGGTGATAGGGTCAAGCTCAAGCAGACCCAGGAAGACTTTGAAGCTGCTGCTGTGCGCTACGTTAGCCAAGTCATTACTGATATGCGGGCGCAAGGCTCTGATACAAAGGCTATCTATGACTACATCGTTGGCTTGTATCAAACCCAACCTACGCTAGACGTTCAATCTGTCTTAAGCAAAACAAACAACGCCTACTCTACGCCGCTGCCTATTGCTTTCTTGGCTGGTGCGTTGGCTCGTGTTAAGTCAACTACGACTGTTTTTGACCCAACAGGTGGCAATGGAATGCTGGTAGTAGCAGCCAATCCGCAAAATGTAACAACGATAGAGTTAGACCCTCACCGCGCTAACAATATGGAGCTAATGCAAATTGGCAACGTAATTGAAGGTGATGCGCTAGATGAGATTAAGAACCTGAGAGATCAGGAAGTAGATGTTGTCTTAGCAAACCCTCCGTTTGGTGCTTTGTCATCTCCTCAAAATGTCCCATCTTGGGATGGACGAGACTACAAAATTGGTACGCTGGACCAATTGATTGCGGCTAGGTCTTTGCGTACTATGGCTAACAATGGCCGTGCCGTATTGATACTTGGAGCGCACCCTAAGCCAGGAACAATAACATCTACAGACCGGGTGTTCTTAAATTGGCTCTATGGAAACTACAACGTAGCTGACCATTTTGAAATTGCTGGGAATTTATATCGTAAACAAGGTGCGTCTTGGCCGTTGCGCGTCTTGGTTATTGCCGGTAGGAACCAAACGGAAAACGCTTATCCCAATGACTTTGTTGTTAACAGGATAACTACATTTGATGAACTTTGGAGTAGATATGTTCAAGCCAGTAATCGTAGCGAAGAAGTCTTGGTGGGTACCGGAAAGAAACAGCCAATTACTGGCGGTGCAAATAAACCTGCCGGAGGAATACCAGCAGGCGGTACGCTGGAAAATGGAGAGCCTAGCGGAGAAATTCGGACTGGAGAGGGCGTTGGCGTCGGCGAACCAGTATCTGCGGGAGGACGGGGGGCTGGAACTCCCGACGCCGGAGGACGAGGAACAACTGGTGCAGTTCGTCCTGGAGAACAACAGCCGGATACTGGAGATGGTGAACGAGGGGGACCCGGCGATATCGAAGCCGGCGGAGCCGAAGTCAGCGCTGATAGCAGTGGAGGACCAGAGCCTGAATTGGGAGGACTTTCTGACCTAGACCTAGATGATATTTTTAATAACTTAGGCAAGCCAGAAAAACCAAAGGGTGGTCCACGCGCACCTTCCGGACCAAGCACACCCAAGGGCGAACCAAGAGCGCCACGCGGCCCATCAGTAAAAGGCCCAGCAGCTATTCCAAAAGAGTTGGAAGGGCTAGGGCTTGAGGATTTGTTGGGAGAGTTGGATGAAGCCTTGAATGGTAAAGCTCCAGAAAAGAAAGCTCCTAAAGAAGAGAAAGCTACAAAGGTAAGCGAGAAGCAAACCAAGATTCAAGAGGCTAAGCAAATTGCCTCCCAATTGAATATGCAAGGCTACTTGGATTTGATGAACCTTGAGTACATCAGAAACCAACAAGTAAAAGAGGCAATGGGCCGTATAGCCCAAAACGCAAAGAATACCAGTGATGATCCAGCTAGTGGGCTTTACTCAAGAAAGGGTGATCAGGACTATGCCAATATAGAGCCGATCATTCAAAAAGTATGGACTGCTCTTGGTGAAAAGATTAGCGATTTAACTCAACGCATTAAACAAGTTTATAACTTGTTGGTAAGTAAGTTTGGCGATGCTATTAAAGGTCACTTGCGCACGTTTATTGATAACTTGCGTAGTGAAGTTAAAAGACGGCCTAAAAATCAGACACCGGTTCAATCTGAGCCTATTGATACTGAGTCGCGGGTTGTGTACCTTGGTAAGTCAAGGTTCTCCAGCGATGGCATCTACTTGCCTCGCGCTCAATCACAGTACGCTTATTCGGCTCTTGAGAAACTAGAAGCACAGGTAGGTGACATTGATGAGTTTGTAGCCAAAGAGTTAGGCTATGCCTCCGTTGAGAAGATGGCTAAAGGGTTGGCTGGCTATCAGATAGATGGACTAGCTTTAGCTATCCAAGCCAACAAACTTGGCAAGGGTTTTATCATTGGTGATGACACTGGTGTGGGTAAAGGTCGTGCAGCAGCCGCCATGATTGTCTGGGCAAAGAAGAACGGCAAGATCCCAATCTTTGTTACCGTTGGTAAAGACTTGTACTCTTCAATGTACGAGGACTTAAACAACATTGGGCATGGAGATATTAATATTGGCATGACCAATACTGACTCCATAATCCAAAAAGACATTGGCAACGGTAAAACAAAAACTGTTTTTCAGAACGAAGGTAAGGATGGTGCAAACCTTATTTCTTACATTGCCAAAAATGGCGCACTGCCAAAAGGCATGGATGCTTTGTTTACGGCCTACTCTCAGCTTAACGGTGGAGAAGGTTCTCCGGCTAGGCAAAACGCAATAGCCTCTTTAGTTGCTGCCGGTAAAGCTGTTTTGATTATGGATGAAGCCCATAACGCAGCTGGCGTTCCAACTAACCCAGAGTCTATGGGGCAGAACGCATTCTTCATGTCTTTGCTTACAGGTAAAAACTTGTTGGGTAAAGATAAAGATGCTCCAGAAGACTGGAAGCCACCATCAGCCGTGTATTTGTCTGCAACTTTTGCAAAGCGCCCAGACAACATGCCTTTGTATATTCATACCAATTTAAGGTATGCAGCCAATACCCCAGAAGAGTTAACTCTTTTGTTTGGTAAGGGTGTTAAGACTGACGTACTACAACAAGTGTCTTCCGAGATGCTGGTTGAGTCTGGCTCTATGTTGCGCCGCGAGAGATCGTATGAAGGCGTAACAATGGAATTTGTAACAGACATTGATAACGCTCCACGCGACATTAGAGAGGTTGATAAAGTTACTGAAATCTTAAGAACACTGGTAAACGCAGATCGTGTTCTTAAAGAGTGGACAAAATCACCTGAAATACAAAAATCACTTGTTGAGAATCTTGGCCCTAAAGGTTCAATGCTTGGTAAGCAGGGTCCAGATGCATTTACTCAAGCCAAAGGAAATGGCTTTACTTCTGTAGTCCACAACTACATTGGAACACTCTTGTTGTCTGCTAAAACTCAGACAGCAGTGGACATGGTTGTTGACAAAATGAACAACGGAGAAAAAGTTGTTATTGGCTTGCAGAACACAAATGGCAGTGCGTTAGAAGATTATGTCCAAAAGAATGGCATAAAACCAGGGGATGAAATACCTAACTTTGGCTGGCAAACTCTTATCCAACGTGCTATTGACTCAACAAGAAAAATTACGTTGAAGTCTGCTACTGGAAATAAAAAAGATGATGTCAAAGTAGAGATTCCCTACTCAATGATGCCTCAGTTTGTCAAAGATGGTTATGACAACTTGGCAAAAATGATTAAAGACTTTCAGTCTGATTTGCCTGTTGCTCCAATTGACTACATGAGAGCAGAGCTTCAGAGTAAGTATGTCTGGACCATTGATGGAAAGACTCAGGTTGGGGATACACCTCCACCAGGAGTTAAAGCTAGGCACTTGGTAGTTAAAGAAGTAACGGGAAGAAGCACTGGCGTAGATTACAGCGGTGATGTTCCTAAGTACATGGCGCTAGATAAGCCGGAGCGTGTATCCATCATTTCTTCTTTCCAGAACGGAGAAGACTCACAAAACGGGCCAATTGATGTATTGGTCATTAACTCTGCTGGAGCGACTGGTATATCCTTGCACGCCTCTGTTGAGGCATTTGACCAGCGTCCTCGCCACATGATTGTTCTCCAGCCACATGGAGACATCAGCGTATTTACTCAGCTTCTTGGCCGTATACACAGGACGGGCCAGGTTGAGTGGCCGTCATTCACCATGTTGGCTACCGGCATCCCGGCAGAACGACGTATCTTGGCTATGCTCCGTAAGAAGCTGTCAAGCTTGAAGTCCAATACTTCAGGAGGATCTAGCAGCACCAAAGTTGAGGGTGTTGACTTTATCAATAGGTATGGTGACGTTGCTACCTCTGAGTACCTTAATGAGCATCCAGAGATTGCTGTATTTTTAGGCACGACTCAATACGTTAATCCAGAAGAGGCCGCAGGAACAGAGTTGGCGCACAAAGCTTCTGGAACGGCTGGTCTGTTGGCTTCCGTAGATCAGCAGGAGTTCTTTGACTCTATTGAATCTAGTTACTTGGCTGCAATTGAGTTGCGTAATGCCACAGGTACTAACGCCCTTGAGCGTCGCGTTCTTCCGCTTAACGCTGAAATGATCAAAGAGAACCTCATTGAGGAAGGCTTGGATAACTCCAACCCATTCTTGACTGATGTGGTTATGGCTCAGTTCAATGTGGATGTTATTGGCTCAATCCCAAGCAAGCAAAACATCCAGGATGATATTGCCCAAGCATTAAACGGACGTACTCCACAACAGGTTGTAGATGAGATTGATACTGACCTCAATACGGCTTTTGTAGAGGTAAGGAACCAAATCATCTTGAAGCAACAAGCTTTGTCTGAAGCTATTGCAAAACCTGAAGCTACTGAAAAAGATAAAACAGAATTTACAAGACAAAAAGAAGCATTGGACATACAGTTTGCTACTCTTGGTGAACGTAGGACCAAAACGCTTGATGCTTTAAGAAATTTGTTTGCAATTGGCAATGGCTTTGAGATATTTGAAATTAACAATGTTCCGGCCAGCGCAGTTGTTATTGGCGTTAAGGTAGACAAGACCAGGATTGGTAAGTCAAAGACTGGTAACCCATACTCGCCATCTAACTTCCAAGTTATATTGAAGCGCAACATTCCAGACGGAAGGGTTGCTCCTTCATTGGCTACTTTGGAAGGTAAAAGCATTAATCGTAGCGAACCAACTCGCCGCTATTCGCTGGATGATTGGTTTGCTCTTCGGTCAGTAACTGGTGGGCGTACTAGCCGTTACATTGCTCTTGGAAACATCTTAAGAGCAGCGCAACTGTTTGACGAAAATGGCGGTGAGGTTGCTAAGTTCACCATGCAGGGACAACTAGAGGCTGTCTCTGGCGTTGTCATGCCGGCTAAATATAAACCTGTAGCCATTAGTTCGCAGCCGATTAGATTGCGTAGCCCTAATTCTGCGGTGCAATATGTTTTGGCTGCATGGAACCAGATGCTGCAAACCAAGTATGACAAGACCCAAGTAGAGTCATACAAAGAAGTAATTGATAAGTTGCAGCCCCTTATGCTTCCGGGGTTGCCTGACTTTGCTCCGTTTGGAGAAGCCCAAAAGAATGCCTATGAGATTAATGTTGCTTATGGTGCGGATAGAAATTGGGTTCTTATATTAGATTCTTACAGGCCAACTAACTTTAAGCTGACCATCTCTGGTGATGCGCCAAAGAAATTTGTTACAGCGCCTGAGTTAAAAACTCTAGTTCCTAGCATGGCTAAGAAGCGGGGTGGCAACTATGAGATGGAAGGCGGACGTTACATAACGGACCCAGACAAGTTAATCGCTCTCGTTAAGTTCCTGCATAAGAGCTATCCGGCTACTGTAGAGGCTGATGCTGCCCCACTTGCTCGTGAGGTTATGAATGTTGAGTTTAAGGACAGCGAATCCAAAAAGGGCATGTTGTCTCGTGGAGTTGCTAAGGGCGGGCAAACTGTTGCAGCTGTCCAGTCCCAGATTGTTCCTATAGAAGGTATCACTGTTAAGGTTGTGCAGTCTTCTGATGGGCTTCCTGATACGGCTGCACCTTCTGATGTTGAGGGTGCTTGGTACTCCGGCAATACTGTTTATCTTGTAGCCGATAACTTGCCTAACGCCCAACGTGTGCAGGAAGTACTGGCGCATGAGGCAATTGGTCATGCCGCGCTGGAAGCCATGCTTGGGCCAGAGATGATGAAGGAGTTGGTCAAGAACGTCCAGGCTCTTGAGAAGACCTCTAACATTGTTAAGAATATTGCTGCCCAAGTAGACCGCACACAACCCGGCCTATCTGCTGAGCGCCGTGCTAAAGAGGTCGTAGCCATGATGGCTGAGCGCGGGCTTCAGAACGGCCTAATCAAGCGCATAGTCCAGGCTGTGCGTAGTTGGCTCAGAAAAGCCGGCTTCACTATCCAGTTCTCTGACGGCGATGTTTTGGCGCTGCTAAGAAACGCCGAGAAGTATGTTGGCGGTAGGTTCAATGTAAAAGGAGAGGGGCTCTACTCTGTAAATTACAGGGGCGCTCCTGCAACCTTGGCTACATGGCAAGCTGCGGACGAGCTAAAGCTGACAGACACTTTCATCCAAAAGTACGTTGACAAGAACATTGATACCAAGCGTGTCATTGAAGCCATTAAAAATGCAGAAGGCAACATCCGGGATGCTTGGAACCCCTACCTTAAGGAAGAGTTGTTTCACGGCAGGACTGCTAAGCAGACCATAGATTTCCTGAAGAATGATTTACGTCCTTTGCTAGAGGACATGGACAAGCGTGGTGTTAAGTTAGAAGACTTTAACAACTACCTGCATAACCGCCATGCCAAGGTTCGCAATGAAGTTATTGCTGAGCGTGACCCTACCAAGCCAGACGGTGGATCAGGACTCTTTAACTCTGAAGTAGATGAGTACATGGCGGCTCTGGATAAGACTCCAGAGATTAAAAAAGCATATGAAGAGCTTGCAACTAAGATTGATAGCATAGTTGAGGAAACCCAAAACCTATTGGTGTCTTCTGGCTTGGAAAAGCAAGGCACCATTAATAACTGGCGCGAGACTTTCCCCTTCTATGTTCCTCTTAACCGCGAGGAAGATGAACTTGACTTTGTCAATGCAAGCAGCGGCATGGGTCAAGGCTTTGCTGTTAGCGGGCCATTCTCCAAGGCGGCTATAGGCTCATTTAAGACTGTTAAAGACATTATTGGAAGCATTGCCCTCCAGCGTGAGCGTGCCATTGTGCGGGCCGAGAAGGCGCGTGTTGGGCGGGCGCTGTATGCCTTGGCTATACAGAACCCTAATCCAACCTTCTGGATGCCAGTTAACCCTGATGCCATCAAGAATAAAGCAAAGCTTATTCAAGAAATGGTTGACATGGGCATGTCTCCTGCTGATGCTGAAAGCATTATCCAAGAGCCAAAGGTCGGTAGGATTGATGAAAAAACTGGGTTAGTTAAGTACCAAGTAATTCCATCATTGCGAAATTCTGACAATGTATTGCCGGTTCGCATCAATGGTGAAGACCGCTATGTGTTTTTTAACCCCGGCAACCCAAATGCCCAGCGAATGGTGGAGGCCTTAAAGAGCATTGATGCCAACCAAATAGATGAAACTATTAAAGGCGTTGCCGAGATAACTCGCTTTATTGCAGCTGCAAGTACACAGTACAACCCAGTGTTCGGCGCAATTAACTTTGTGCGTGACGTTCAAAGTGCTGCAATTAACTTGTCCAGTACACCTATTGCTGACCGCAAGATGCAGGTTGTCGGTGATTCTGCAAAAGCAGTCAGGGCCATTTATCGTAGTTTGCGCGGTAAGGAAGCTCTTACTCCAGCGATGCAAGAGTGGATAGATCTGTTTGAAAGATTCCAAAAGGCTGGTGGACAGACGGGATTCCGTGATCAGTTTAGCCGGGGTAAGGGTAAAGAAACGATTGTGGCTCGTGAGCTTGCTCGTTTGGACCGAGGCAACGCCAAGAAAGCCGCCTACGCCGTATTTGATTGGCTCTCTGACTACAACGATGCAATGGAAAACGCCGTGCGTCTATCGGCATTTAAAGCTGCACTAGATAGTGGCATGTCTGAAGACCAATCAGCAAGCCTAGCCAAGAACCTCACTGTTAACTTCAACCGTAAGGGTGCAAACACTCAGACGATTGGAGCTTTGTATGCGTTCTTTAATGCCAGCGTACAAGGTACGGCACGTTTGATTCAAACGCTGTTTACCAAAGATAAAGAAGGCAAGATGAGCTTGAGTTCTGTTGGCAAAAAGATTGTTGCCGGCGGTATGTTAATTGGAGCCATGCAGGCAGTTATCTTGGCTATGGCCGGGTTTGGGGCTGATGATCCTCCTGAATGGGTCAAGTCTAAAAACCTGATCATTCCAACTATTGATGGCGGGTACCTGACAATACCTATGCCATTGGGATTTAACATATTCCCCAATGTTGCCCGTATTGTTTCTGAGTACATGCTGGTTCAGTCTGGCGCAATGAGCGGTAAACGTGATCTTAAGAAGACTATCACTTATATTTCATCTGCAGTACTTGGGGCTGTTAACCCACTGGGTACAAGCACTTTTGCCCAGACACTAGCGCCTACTGCTGTAGATCCGTTCATCGGCATTGCTGAGAACAAAGACGCCTTTGGTCGACCTATCTCTAAGGAAGACAGGGCTCTTGCCCCTACCCCTGGTTACCTACGCAGCCGGGACTCCGCAAATGGCCTATTCCAAGGTCTGGCTTACGGTATTAACTATCTCACTGGTGGAGGCGAGAAGGGCATTGGATTGGTTAGCCCAACTGCTGATCAGCTTAGCTACATCGCAGGTCAATATACCGGCGGCGTTGGTAAGCTTGTTGTTCAGACGGGTGAGTATGCTAAAGCCAAAGTAATAGGTGAAGAGTTACAGACGTATCAAGTACCTATTGCTGGCAAGCTGTACGGCGACATCAATACGCCGGCTGCTATTTCAGGTAAGTTCTACGAGAACATCATTGAGATGTCCAAGCATGAGAACATCATCAAGGAAATGAAGGGTAAGGGCGTAAGTGAGTACTACAAGGAAAACCCTGAAGCCAGAATTTGGCAACGCGCCAACTACGTTGAGAATGAGATTGCTAAGATTAAGAAAGAGAAAAAAGCTCTGAAAGAACGTAATGCACCTGACGAGCAGATCAAACGCAAAGATGATCAAATTAAGAGAGTGATGGAAGCGTTTAACAAAGAAGTTACAAAACGCCAATAATCTCACGTTCAAACATAAGGCCGATAGTTTTGCGGTGTGCTTCCTCCCACATCTCAATTCTTTCGGCCTTGCTCATTCGTGTCCCCTGGTCCAGTTCGGCGTGACATTTATAACAGAGTGATGCAATCCTGTAGTCATGCGCCTTGAGGCCACGGCCTTTGCCGTCCCTCAGTTGGTTGCTGTGAGCCGCCACTACCGTACCGTCTTGCGTACCACAGTGCTGGCAGGGCAATTCACGCGCAGCGTCTAACAACTTACGATTCCTGTACATTTTTCTTGCGGGCCTTCTTAATGGCCGCAATACCCTCTTCAGGCTTTCTTGATTCCATAAAGTAGTCGGCAATCTCAAAGGCGGTAGGGACAATTAGTTCCCCTTCCCTGTTCCTTATGATCAAGCCGGTCATGGCAAACATAGCTGCCAAGTCGCGCAGGTTTTCTTCATGCTCAGTCATTAGTGAATCTCCGTGTTCTGGCGGTTTTCTCTTGCTAAGCGCAGGGTGTGTATAACAGCGTTAACGGCCTGATTTTCATTGTCCATCTTGAGTTGGACCATCAACTCACACATCACAGCGCAGAGCGCCATAACGGCGTTCATTGGCTCTTTGCATTCTGTGTTGGCTATGGCCGCATAGATGGCATTCTGCATGTTTTCGAATTCATCCATCACATCTCCAAAGATTTAATATTGTCAGACAGTAGATCGTTAAGGTACTTATTCTTAACTGCGATGTGTTCAATCTCTTTAACCTCATCAATCTGCCGGATGCAGTCCTTCAGGGCTTTGTTGTAGCCGGCTTTAAAGGCATCATCACCATCAAGAATCATGCAGATGGCGTCACGCACCATTGCTGATGCCTTGCGCTGCGCTGCCAAGACCTTTATCTTGTCGTGATACTCTACAGGCAGGTATACGCTGTAGGGGATTAGTTTCTTCATTGTTTCCTCCAAGCCTCAAAGCTTGCTTTAAGACGGTTAAATAAATCTCGGGCTTCTTCACTTGTCTTTAGCTCCTTGCGGGACTCTATGCCCAGATAGAAGATCAGCCAAGAAGCACAAGCCTTTTCGTTCTTCTCCGTAAGCCAATCTTTCTTGTGTAGCCATTCCCAGAACTCGGGGTCGCGGCAGAGTATTCCAGCCATCTTAACGGCGTGATCGCCTGGAAACTCGTGTTCACGGACCATCGGCTGCTCATCGTCGCCCAGCCGTACCATCACAACGATATAACGCGAGCCAACAAAGTCACGCATTAGGTCGTCGGGCAGATCATCAGGATGGACAGCTATGGTTAGAACATAGCCGTCCTTGGACTGTTTCAGCCCAGTCTTGATGCCCTCAAACTGAATTGGGTCGCTCAAGTTTTGTCTCCAAATATTTGATAACGCCATGAGACATGACAAGCTGGTCCTCAAGCTTATCAATTTGTTTCCTCATTTTGGCTTCCTCATCAATCATTGCGTGAAGTGCTGCGCGAAGGTTCTCGCAAACCTTCTCCCACTCAATAGCTTTGGTTGGTTTCTTCTTAGTCATCCCAAGGGTCCTTTTGTTGTACTGGCTTTACGCTGCTATCAACTTTGAGGGAAACCATCCGGTTCCCGGCTTTATCTTTTTTCAACCAAGCACTAAGCTTGATTGCAACCTCTTCACCTTCGGAGCCATCAAGCACGGAGATTAAATAATCTCGCTCAAACTTGATGTTGCCCGTCATGTCTGGCGCAGTGTCTTTAACCTTGCGTGTGTTGGTAAGCAGTAAACCTGAGTTTGGATAGTCCATTAAAATTTTCCTTTCGCTTCTTTAAACAAATCCATGATTTCAGCATGGACCTCGGGTGACGCTGCTTTAACTTTGTCGTAATGCTGGCGGTTGACTTTGTACATGTCCTTTACATCGTCCTCGGTTTTAGCCATCTCTAAGTTGAAATTGGTGGCGTCAACCAGAAGCTTGCTCCACTGAACAGGGTCTTCTGCATCAATCTCAATAGTCCACGGCGGGTTAGGCTCAACCCATTGCTTGGGCAGCGTATCGCCCTTGATGTACTTCTTAGGCGCTGCCTTTGGCTCTACTTTGGGCTCCTCCTTTGGAATTTCTTTTGGCTCCTCTGCCTTGGTAGAGTCAATAGCATCATGCTCTACGATCTCCATAGCCGTCATCCAAAGATAGCGGCGCTGGTAAGTCTCCACTGCGCCTAGGTTTTGAATGGGATGTGCGCCTTTAAGTTCGGCCGCAGCCATAGGGCTAGAGATAACAATCACCGTGCCGTCATCAGTATCAGTGATGGTTAGGGTGGCGTAGGCTGCGTCATAGGACACAACGCCACACAGGCCAAGATCGTTAAAAATGTTTTGAATCTCAGGCAAGAAGTCGCCTAGCTCAAAATACTTGTAGCCGGCAAACTTATTCTGTCCGCTCTTCTCTAGCCTTGTGCCTTGCAGACGTATCCGCGCAGCCATTAGTTTCTTATGTACCATGCTCTTCCTTTGTTAATCTACCAATACGGAACCCAATCCAAACGCAAGCCGCGCAAAGAATGAGAAAACCGACACCTATGAGGATGTTAATTACTATCATTTCGCCACCTTTGGCAGGGGATATGGAACCTTGTTAGTAGATTGGCAGTGCCCATCATCAGCCGCAAACGGTTTAGTCTTGAAATCTGAGTCTTCTAAGCAGCCCGTGTTGCCGGACACGGTAGAACACTTGACCTTTACTATCTTGTCCTTTGGCGGACTTACAAATTCCATCGTGGCCCAACCGTCACCTTGGGGGCATACGTTGTCCTGAGTAGAGTCTCCGCGCCCAACAATGTCCCATCCCTTGTATAGGACGTTCTCTTGCCGGTAACGCTGGGCATTCCACATTGCGTTTTCACGCGCTGTTCCTTTAGCCTCTTCCAATGATGCAAAGCTAACTTCATCTTTACCGCAGGCAGTAAGTGCGCAAGCGGCGGCGATTATTAATAGAGTGTGTTTCATGCTTTTTCCTTTAAAAAAATCCGAACCAAACGCCGGTCCCGTGAATCCATGCGATTGGGAAAATGATCGCGCCAGCAATGAGAAATCCCCATTTACCTGCGCCCAAACAAACAACAACGTGCGTCAGCCACGACGCGATGATCCAGCCAACTATGGCTACTGGCAATAACTCTTCCATGCTTACTCCTTAGTTTTTAAATAATCCTGGTACTGGTTGCACCATTTACTGACAGAGCAAAAGGTAGCGCAGCGCGTCCGTTCTCCTAGCCGCACTTCTATCTCGTACTCTTTCCCGTACTCCGCCACCTTGGCTAGAGCTTCCTCATTGGTGTCACAGACATTGCGTGCCTTGACGCCACCAATCTTTTTGACCGCGTAGGTCGTTTGCTTTTCCCACATCTCTTCAGATGTGCAGTGGGGTAACTCGTCGCCTGTATCAAGATCAAACAGGGCGTTGGAGTGGATCTCAATGCGCTCCTCAATAAATGCTTGCTGGCGTTCGTAGGGCCACAATTGGACGGGTATAACCTTCACAGGGGCATCAGGGTAGGACGCCTTGATTGCGGCGTCCCTGCGGCTCCAATCGCGGATGATGGCTACGATCTCCAGCTTGGTCACATCGGTGTTCTTTACCTTGCGGACAAGCCAAGCGTAGATGTTTAATTGAAGCTCCCAGTCGATCTTCTCGTTCATCACTGACCATGCGCCTACAGTCTTGTAGTCATTAACAGTGATAGTGCCGTCCTCATTGACGATCTGCAGGTCTATAGCGCCCGAAATAGCCCAGCCGTCAACGCTGGTGTGCAGCCGCTCCTCTACTAGGTGGTGGTCATCCTTGCCGTGTTCCAGTACGCCGTGAATGGCCGTTCCAAAGATGGACCAGACCATATCGCTAACGTCCTGCTCTATCTCTTCAGCGTGCAGCTTGCGTAGCTGGACAATCCTGGGAGAGGAGATCAACTCGGTGGCCGATATGTTGGCCTTTCCCTTTGAGTAAGACGGGCGCTTTAAGACGTTAACAAACGTCTGCGGGAGGTTGTACTTGTTAGTGATGATCATTCACGCTCCTCCAGCATGACGTCTGCCATAAAGTAAGCGTCTGCGGCAGTTTGTCTTGCAATATCGCCTACAGTTGACTGCCAATGATCCTTGTTAATAAGGGCCTGCATCGCCTGGGCGGCAAAGTAGTCTCGCAAGCTCATGCCGCTGAATTGGACTCGGTTGTCTCCTGATGGGAACGCTGAATAACTTTCTTTTTTCATAAATTTTTCCTGTAAAATTAGGTGGTGGGGCCACACATTGTACCCATAGTATATCATGTCTTGCAACCCCTTGGGAAAATATTTATGGCGGTTACCACTACGCAGCGCAGCCTCAAGTACATGAGGGACAACGGCTTCTATGCCGAGGTGGTTGAGCGGTACAACTCTTTTACCAAGCGCAAGAACGACTTCGCCGGCTTCATTGACATCCTGTGCCTGGGCCAGGGGGCGGTAATCGGCGTCCAGACCACTAGCTGGGGCCACACATCAGACCGGCTAAAGAAGATCTTGGAGCATGAGAACCTTAACATTGTTAGAGATGCCGGAATCAAGATAGAGGTTCACGGCTGGCAAAAGAAAAACAACCGCTGGGAAGTAAAAATTATTCATGTAGAATAAAGCTGCTTTCTCCTTGGTCCTCGGACCCTTACCCCCTAGGAAACTGGGGGGTCTTTTAACATTAACAGGTGTTAAAGTAGAAAGCTAACACGCATGGGGATTGGTCTTATCGGGAAAGCTGCCGGTGACCAGCAGACACATCGTCTGACAAACCAGTCTCCAGCCGTGTTGGTGTTAGCAAGATTGAAAAGAGCCGTAGGCATACGGCGACTGAGGGAAATTCAAGTTGGTAGGCCAACCCCAAGTAAATCCCAAGTAGCGTACCTCTAACCCTAACGTACATTGGGCGAAATGTGATCGAATGAGAGAGGCGATCAACCAACAACTAACACGCATGGGGATTGGCGTACCAGCGTTCAGCAAGGCGTAAGCCCCTATGAACACATACCAGTCCCCAGCCGTGTTGGTGAATGCGCAGGCTGATGCGCGACACACTTGGTTGCTCTTGTGTGATTGGACGAGGCGCTGACCGTGGGCAAATATGAACAAACACGGGAACCGGAGGCGGTCTAGAACGCCAAAGGATTGTCAAGCTGGAGATCAGTACCAGAAACCAACAAATATTTTTAGTACTTATTGCCGAAAAGCAAAAAGTGCTGTATAGTGTTAATCGTTGCCGTAGGAAGCGACGAGTTGAAGCCGTTTACACATGCATTCTGCTTTACCTAATGATGAGTCGCAGATTCATTAGGTAAAGTTCCTACCAGGGTGCAGTTGTAAACGGCTTTTTTCGTTTCTATGGCTACCGGACTCCATCCGTTAGCAAGTGGTTGTATCGCCAGCGTGGAAGTAAAGACAAAAAACTCGGTGTGACCCGCACCTCCGAAGTAGCGTAAGCCAAAAGGAATAAACAAGGTTGTCGTAAAGACACATACCCTAGTACGCTGGGAGATGATCGACAAGCCGGTGAGAACTGGCTTTATCGGGATTCCAGGGGAGGGCGGCAGTCCGGTCTGCCGTTAGGCTGCATAAAAACCAGTCAAAACACCTTGATAAAGAGTCGTGAGCCATCCAACACCCAACAGCCGGGGGAGGGAGGGTCAACGGGTAAGAGGGCTTAGCTGTGGTGATACAACAGTTGACAAGCTATGGATTCATGTGGTATGATATTTACGAGGGGAAAGCGGATGCTGATACAGGGGACTGAGGAACGTTGGTCAGTCAGCGCAGCGAGTACCCTCACCTTTTTAACTTAGGAGAAAGCAAATGACATGGAACATTTTTAAGAGAGTAGCTGAACTAGAGAAGGTAACCATAGACCTACATCAAGCGCTAAGTATGCTGCACAGCCAAATGCGTATTAAATATTCCTCATCTAAGGCGGAAGAAGAGAAGGAAAAGAAACGTCTTTACCACCGTGAATGGCGTGCAAAAAACAAACTTAGCGAGGATGCTCGTGAGAGGAAGAACGCCTACGCAAGAGCCTACTACGCCCGCACAAAAGGAGCAAAGAAATGAGAAAAGTACGTTTTATGGAGTTGATGAAGGAGCCCTTCAAAAGACCCACACCCCTTGAGATGATTGCTACCGAACTAGCCGATGCCCACATGGAGAAGTTGAGCGCAGAGACTGCGGTGGAGTACGCGCAGAGCATCGTGGACTACAACGTAACCCGCATTGAGCGGTTGAACAAACGTATGGAGGAATACAAATGAAAGACACAAGAGAAATTGCAGACGCGGATTACGCCAAGCAGTACACCGACTGGCACGTAAAGACCGGAGGCTTTGCAAGGGACATGACCTTGCGTGACCACTTTGCGGGGATGGCTATGCAAGGAATTATTTATGAGGGTGCAGAGTCATCAGTTGAAGTTGCAAACTGGGCGTATGGAATGGCAGACGCAATGCTCAAGGAGAGAAACAAATGAACTGTTGTAACGACATGGGAACTTGCACACAAGGGCGTGACTGCCCTGTACGCAAGCAACGCGCCAAGGAAACCGATGATGCGTACATGAACAGGGGAAGCTGGGGTAGTGTTGCTGACCCATACGATGACGTTGCGGATACCTTTAAGGCGCTTATCCTTGTAATCGCTGTTACCGCATTACTAACGCTGTTGGCTTTTTTTATTTGGGGGAAGTGATGAACGATGTAGCACTATATAGACTTTCTGAATCGTTACCGGTTTGCGCTGTGTGCAATAAGCCTGTGGATAAAGTTGAATCTATGTACCACCCTAATTACATGGGCAAATTGTTTCGCGTTTATTGTCACGGCAAAACTGAAGAGCAAATGCTTTCGGACTACGATGTTTGCAGTAGCTTACAAATAACATTTGACTTAGCATTTCAAAGACCATCAGGAATAACACATGAACAAATTTATTGACTGGTGGTTTTCGGGTCGTTTTCTAAAACACCCGATGGTGGTGGCGGTAATATTTTATTTACTCGGATATGCGGTTGGGAGTGACACATGAATATTGTTGACTTTATGGATGCCCACTTTTGGGCGCTTTGGTTGCTGGTCGTTTGGGTGGCAGCTTGCATTGCAAATTGGGGGCCAAAAAAATGAACATCATTGAACTAGCAAAGCAAGCGGAATTTAGTGACCGAGAAATACAGATTTCACACGATAACTTTGCAAGGTTTGCCGCCTTGGTAGCAGCGCATGAGCGTGAGGCGTGCGTTAAGGAGTGCAAAAAGTTAATCAAAGTATTTTTATCTCCGCAATATAAAACCGGACAACCGCTGTCTAGTTTTGGAGAGCGCCATGCTGTTGCCGCTTGTATAGAGGCAATTGAAGCAAGGGGAACAACATGACAGGATATTACTGCGTAGTATGCGGTAAGTTTTTACCAGCAGATGAGCATGGCGTTATCGTGCATGACGATGTGCCGCACCCTGTTGATATGGACTTTGGAGACGAGGA